AAGCCTATTCAGATGACCTATAACGGAACTTATTGGGTCGCCGATTTGCCTAAACCTTATGCGGCCGATCTGTATGGAGCAGTCAGCATTGATCATGGTGGTACTGGAGCGACTGATGCTTCCGCAGCTAGAACTAATCTCGATGTATACAGCAAGGCAGAAGTCGACGCTGCTATCGCTGCTGCTATCGGAGATGTGATTGGAGGTAGTTACTGATGACCCTGACTGAATTGTTTACCAATATCGCAAATGCAATTAGAGGTAAAGACGGAACTACCGCCACGATTGCACCTACCGATTTTGCCTCGAGGATCTCTGCTATTGAGACTGGCGTCGACACAAGTGATGCTACGGCAACCGCGTCTGATATGGCGAAAGGAGTTACTGCGTATGTGAATGGCGAGAAGGTAACTGGGAATGTATCCACTTTTTCTTTGGACCCTTGTCACATTGCTGACTCGATACGTCAGTCAGATCCGTACATTGTCATGACAAAAAGCAACAACCCGAATCAGTTGTATCGCGCTGGAACAGGCATTAGCGTCGTCACGGATAAATCCAATTTCGGCGACGCCACGGCAGACGATGTAGCAGCCGGAAAAACCTTTACTAGTTCTGCCGGATTGAAAGTGACTGGTGGCGCGAGTGCTTACGATAGTAGTGCACCGTTCTCGGCTTATGCGCTGAATAGATCTAAGAATACAAACGATTTAGCCATATCTACGCATATGAGTTCGAGTACGATGATTAGATCCGGAGGAACCATAACTCTATTGGACCCTCTAACTAATTACGGAGACGCCACCGCAGCCGATGTAGCAGCTGGAAAAACATTTACGAGTAGTGCTGGTTTGAAAGTAACTGGTACGAATACTCTCGGTTGCACGATTAAAAAATTTTATAAAAGCGCCTTTAATATACGTAAATCTAATGACTGCACTATAGTCGAGATTTCAGTAGATGGGTTTCCTAGTACGGCCACGATTTTAGGATTCTGGGCATATATTAAATACAACAATACCGGTCTTGGCTATTATGTTTTTGCAGATTTTTCTCATGATATGTCAGACACTAGATGGACGGACACAAATGCAAACTATGTATGCTGTAGATTCTCTATGGCAAACACCACGAATAAAATAACATTAACGTGTGTCGATTCACTTCTGTATGACGATCTGGTAGACACGGACTTGCTGAGTCCTTCTAGCTGGAGAGATGGCGGCGGTTTTGTTGTTTTCCAATAAGCGATGATTAATCGAGGAGAGCTCATCATGTCCATCTATAAAATCACTTCCAAGATAGCGAAATTCGCCATCATTCATCCGAAAATGCCTCTGTACCAATGGATCGCCAAGCAGACTGAAAAACCGGACATTCTCCTGAACGCGAGTCTGTACAAAAGCTCTACTTCCGGTATCGGCACATTTTATGAATCTGGTAAGCTCACTCAAAATGCAGGAAATGGTTTCGGTGTCGGAAACGTAGTCAACAAACCAGGCGATATCAGATTCGGACAACCGTTTGATGGTACGCAATGGTATGACTATCTTACTGGCTATTATGGTCTGATCCAAAACGGAAAGAAGATTGATCCTCCGTGGAATGACGCATATGTGTTCGGCGTAAAGAATAAGCGAATCGCTATCGGTAAAATGAGAGACGGCTCTATCTGTATCGTCATGCACGATAATGTCGATATTAAGGCCTTCCGTGACTACGCCTATAACCAAGGCTGCACCGAATTAGTCAATCTCGACGGAGGCGGATCAGTAAGTCTGTATTGGCAAGGCAAGCAAATCAGTAAATCTTCTCGTACTCCGTTTAACGCGATTGCTATCTGGCTCGAACCGAAAACCGCCAATCAAGGAGGGGGAACCATGACTGTCAAGTGTACGAAACGTACTCCAGTTTATGACGCAATCGGACGTCTCGAATCCGGTAGATACATCGATCCTGGCGATATCTGTGAACTGTATCGAACCGTTGAGGATGGAACTATTCAGATCAAAATCGTCTATCCGTCTGGATCATCCAAACGAACCGCGTATGTCAAAGATCTGAGTGCGTTTAAAGCAGTGTAATCAATAATTTACAAATAAAAAGTAGGTGTTGCAATGTTTAAAATCTATGGTGGTGCCACCAAATTTACACAGTGGACCAAAGATCAGAAACTGATCATGAGCGAACTTCCGATCGGGGCAGACGTATTGTTCTATAACGATCCTAATGAGGACGAGCCTACGATCACAGAAGTTTACGAGATTCACGACGAGGAAGGCAATGCGATTCGTGTCTGCGACGTGCCTAATATCTTCCTTACCGAGACCAAGAGAATCAAAGTCCGCATCCCGAAACGTGTTCGCGGTCTCTACGGTACTATGCACAGCATCGCAGGTCAAAATGAAAAGTATTTCGAAGTCGAGCCTGCCGAGAAGCCGTCTGATTATGTCTATGAAAAGACCGTGACCAATACCATCGACCCGAAGCGGTTACCGGAGGGGTATCCGTGGAAAGAACAGGGCGTGACCATTGAGTGGGATGGAACCACCGATGGACGTGCATCTATTGAGAGTCAAGGAACGACATATTATAAGGTTTCTGATCTAACTCCGGATCTTGACGGAGCAAAATATAAATTAACGCAATCGTCAGTGAACAGTGAAGGAACACTTAAAGCATTAGATACATCTGGCGGTGTATCCACATATACGGATACCAGGTTTGATGATTTAATTTTAGCTTGTGTTGTCAACGTTGAAGAAACGGAAAGTATAGAGAATGGAACATATTTTTTATATTATGGAATGGAGGGCAACGCTGCTTATACAAGTATGATTGATAAATCAAGTGTACATACCATGTCCGTAGAGTTCCTTCCAGAGCCGACCACCGAGGAATGGACCTTTACTCTTGATGATGGAAGTACCGTAACCAAAAAGGTGGTAGTTGGCAAATGAATTTTGCAAATGTAAAGGACACGACTATCCCTGAGGGAAAAGTTCAGGAAATTTCCATCGATAGCCGAGTGATTTGGCAGGCAATCGAGAGGATGAAGTGGACTCAGAGTAATATTACAGATGTTAGTTTCGCCTGCTTTGCCTTCCACAATGATTTATGGATAGCCGGGACCCTTACTAATGGTCTCTACTACTCTACCGATGGACAGACCTGGACGCAGAGTAATATTACAGATGAAACTGTCCAATGTGTCGCCTATGCTAATGGATTATGGGTAGCTTCCGGTTTTTATAACGGTCTCTACTACTCTACCGACGGACAGACTTGGACGCAGAGTAATATTACAAGCATCGGTTTTGAGTGTGTCGCCTATGCTAATGGATTGTGGGTTGCTGGAACAAGTAGTAATAAAAACGGTCTCTACTACTCTACCGATGGACAGACTTGGACTCAGAGTAATATCAACAATTCCGGTTTTGAGTGCGTTACCTACGCCAACGGTGTATGGGTAGCTGGTAGTGAAACGTATAGCAAATGTGGTCTATACTACTCTACCGATGGAAAGACCTGGGATCCGAGCAATATTACAAGCGGTAGGTTTGCATGTATCGTCTATTCTAATGACCTGTTTGTAGCTGGAGGCAAAAACGGTCTCTATTACTCCACCGATGGACGGACCTGGACGCAGAGTAATATTACAGATGTAACTGTCTACTGTGTCGCCTATGCTAATGGATTATGGGTAGCTGGAAGCTATCAAAAAGGTCTCTACTACTCTACCGATGGACAGACCTGGACTCAGAGCAATATCACAAGCGAGAGTGTCGAGTGTGTCGCCTATGCTAATGGATTGTGGGTAAGTGGAAGATATAACAACGGTCTCTACTACTCTGCCAATGGGCAGACCTGGACACAGAGCAATATTAAAAGCGGATCGTTTACGTGTGTCTCCAATGCTAATGGATTGTGGGTAGCTGGCGGCTATGGTCTGTACTACTCCGACTGGACGCCGCCTACTGAATAGTCTATGCGCCTCTGTGTCATCTTCCTTTCCGTCCTGCTCCTTCTGGTAACGCCCTGTCAAGCGCTGACTCTGTTCCAGACGGACTATGACGGAGATGCATATCAGACTGAAACGATCTATGAAGGTGAGTGGCTTCCATTAGCGGAACTGTCTGAAGTTCTTCCGTATGAAGTAGAATGGAAAGATCGAGCAGTATACGTCCATGCAAATCGCACATTTGAAATAAAACCGGACTGGTGGATTCCTCCTGGAGTTAAAATTCAAAATGGAGTAACCTACGTCACGCAAAGCTATATGCAACGCTTTCTTCCTGGTATTAGTTTCATATACGATGGCGAGCTCTACGTATTCAATGGAGAAGCAGCAGAATCGAAGCTGATTCGAGGTGAGGAAGATTTCAGAAAACACGTCTTGACGGTGATGTATCGACTGAAACTCGCTCTTCCGGATGATTACGATCTAATTCATAACTGTCTGACTGGCGGGATCGAGCAGGGCGAACTGAAAGATGGTATGCCAAGTAATGCAAGAGCATATGTCTATCCGAGTTCTCGTCGTCCCATAGCCCACGTAATCGAAGATTGGGCTATTGATACTAATCTTGTCGAGCTGATCTCGCATGAAGCGCGTCACGTATACCTAGAACGCAAAAACCGCCAAGATGAATCAAAAGCGCACGAGTATGGTCTGAGCGTCAAAGAACGATTACTAAAAACGAAGTAGAAAGGATAATCTCATAAACTCAAAATCGTAGTCAACGGTCATTAACTAAATTTGGGTCTACTTAGGAGGTGTAGATCAATATGTTTGAAATCTATGGAGGAACAACGGAACTAACGCAATGGACCAAGAATCAGAAACTGATTATGGATAGGCTTCCCATTGGAGCAGAAGTTCTTTTCTACAATGACCCGAATGAAGATAATCCGTTGATAACGAAAGTTTATGAGATCGATGATGAGACAGGCAACAAAGTAAATGTTTGTGACATTCCGAACATTTTCTTAACCCAAACCAACCGGATCAAAGTCCGTATTCCAAAACGTGTAGTCGGAACCTATGGCATAGTTCATAGTTTTGTAGGTCCTCGCGAAAGGTATTTCAATATACTAGCCGCCGATAGACCTCCCGACTACATATATGAAGAAACTATTGTTCAAAGTAATTCCGAACTTGACAGGAGAGTGAAAGATCTCGAAATTCGTTATCGCGTTGTCAAAAGTCCGGACGATTATGGAAATTACGTAAAACTCAGAGATTTGGAAAGCGGAACCTATATTCTGGACGGCAGGTTTATTGCTTGTCATCCTCCCGACAGCGAACCGCAATACGTCACGTTTCCGTATGGTCTTCCGGTCGTTATCGGCCATACGAATGCCGGAAGCTATATGCAATGCTTCTTTCCGCCCGGGAATACTGTGCAGTTCGCTACGATAACCGAATCGACATTCGTTAGAAACGACATACATATGCTGTATGCTCCGGAATTAAGAGTCAAAGAAGTAACACTCCCGGCGGCCAATTGGGTAGATATCGGAAACGGAACCGCATTCAAGCAATCGGTGTATGTTCCGAACACAAACTACCAATCGAAAGTAGATCTTATGCCAAACGCAGAGCAAATGGAGTCCTTAATGCAAGCAGGAATAACTATGCATGTAGTCAACGAAGTAACGGCTGGCAAATCCGCATTTTATGCTGTCGGAGGAGCCCCTACTGAAGACCTTACGATGAAAGTTATTGTCACCAAAATGTATTACGATTAAAGAGGTAAATAACTATGCCGAACTATGTTCCTACTCTGTCCAGCGACGAAGTTTTCATTAGTGAAGACATCACTCAGTTTCTGACGCCGAAACTGAATACCATGGAATCTAGGATCTCTAGTCTCCAGACCGGCAAAGCAGATACGAACCACGCGCATAACGATTATTCTCCTATCGATCACACTCATACCGGTTACGCAGCATCGGACCATACTCATACCGGCTATGCAGCATCGGATCACACTCATACCGGTTACGCAGCATCGGACCATACTCATACCGGCTATGCCGCATCTGATCACACGCATACGGAATACGCTCCGGTTTCTCACGAGCACTCTGGCTATGCGGCATCCGATCATACTCATACCGGTTACGCAGCATCGGATCATACGCACACGCCTGCCAGTATCGGCGCGGCTGCTTCTGACCATACTCACAGTGGTTATGCTCTGACTAATCACGTCCATACTGGTTACGCGAGTTCTAACCACACGCACTCTGCTTCCGACGTTGGAGCTGCTGCGACCAATCATACGCATTCCAATTACGCCAGTACGACCCATACGCATTCGAATTATGCAAGTTCTACGCATAATCACGATGACGACTATCTGGCTAAGTCTGGAGGCACTGTTTCCGGGAACCTCAATGTTAACGGCATCGTTCGTGTGAATAGCAAGCAGATGATCTTTGATAGTGGCACTATGTCTACTTTCGGCACCAACAATCAGCCTACTATGATTGCTGGTTCGCAGGTGTACAGCAAAACTTCTATTGTTGTGTCGTCTGATAGAAGACTCAAGACGAACATCAATAATCTCGGCGTCAATTCTCTGTCGGATTTCATTAACAAGCTTCAGGTGGTTTCTTACAATTACAACGACGATAAGGAAGGCGAAAAGCCCAGGATTGGTTTGATTGCTCAGGATATTCAGAACGCAGATAGCGAACTCTCTGAATATTTCGTGTTTGAGAATGCTGAAGGTATGCTCGGTATCAAACCTGCGGATCTGGTCTTCCCTCTGATTGCTGCTGTGCAGAAACTGTCCGCCGAAGTCGAAGCACTGAAATCCGCTAAATAAAATCAAAATGGAGTAAACCTAAAGGAGAGGAGGCGGTACCAATGGCTAAGGTTAAATCTCCGAGCCCTTCGACGGCTAGCAAACGGGGGCGACCGGCTTTAACCCCAGAAGCTAGAGAGAATCAGCTGATCTCTTTAGCTGTAGATCTCGCTGAACAACAGCTAAGAGAAGGCACTGCTTCTTCTCAGGTGATCACTCACTATTTGAAGCTCGGCTCGATGCGAGAAAAGCTCGAAAGAGAGAAACTCGAAGAAGAGAACAAACTTTTGAGAGCCAGAACGAAAGCAGTCGAAAATGACGAAGCATCCAAGGTCCGTTACGAGCTGGTTATTGCAGCCTTGCGAGACTACAACGGACTTGGAAATATGGGCGGCCAGGATGATGCAGATGAGTGCGATTATTAGAACTTATACTGAATTGTCCAGGCTGCCTTCTTTTGAAGAGCGGTACAGATACTTGCGCCTAACAGGGAAGGTCGGTAAGGAGACATTTGGTTTCGATCGCTATCTTAACCAAGTCTTCTACCGATCTCAGAGATGGAAACGAATTAGAGACGAAGTGATTCTTAGAGATAATGGTTGCGATCTCGGCGTTGAAGGCTATGAGATCCATGGCAGGATAATAATTCACCACATGAATCCCATTACGCTGGAAGACATCGAGAGAGAATCTATCTATCTACTAGATCCTGAGTTTCTGATTTGCACAGTACATAACACGCACAACGCCATCCACTATGGAGATGAGAATCTGTTAATCACCGCTCCAATCGAAAGAACCAAGTATGACACATGTCCTTGGAGAAAGTAATAAAGGAGGGATGCTATGGAAAGTATACTGACCTCAGTCAAGAAAATGCTCGGTATCCCGGAGGACTATGAGCACTTTGATGCGGACCTCATCATGCACATCAATTCTGTGTTTATGATCCTGACTCAGCTTGGAGTCGGACCTGCCGAGGGTTTTACAATTATGGACGAAGATGCTACCTGGAATGATTTTATCCAGGATAACAAGAAGATCCAGTCCGTGAAGTCGTATATGTATCTGAAAGTAAGACTCCTCTTTGATCCGCCTCTTAGTTCCGCTGTAATCGACTCTATGACTCGTTTAATCAACGAACTCGAATGGCGTCTGAATGTAGCGGTAGATCCAGATCCGGCTCAGACTACATGAGAGGAGGAATAATTCAAAATGGATGAATTGGAATTGCTCCATTGGGGTATCAAAGGTATGAAATGGGGCGTTCGAAGATACCAGAACAAAGACGGTACCCTGACTCCTGCTGGCAAGAAGCGATACAATGCCGAGATGGAACGGCTTAAGAATGAAGAAAAGATTCTTAAGAATAAAGAAGCCACCAGAGCAAAACTTGCCAAGCTTGAAACCAAGCAGAAAGAAATTGAAGAACGGAAGAAAGCCCTTGACGGTGGTTCTGGAAAGAAATCGGTCGCCAAAAAGACCGGAGACGAATCCGAACCTAAACGCAAATCGGTAAAGGACATGTCCGATGAGGAACTTGCGGCTGTCGTTCGTAGAGCGCAGTTGGAAAAGCAGTATAGAGATCTCAATCCTCAGCAGATTTCTGCAGGTAAGAAGTTCTTTAACACTTTTATCGTTCCTACCGCCACGAATGTCGGTAAAAATCTTGCAACTGATTTTGCCACCAAGAAGGGGCGCGAATGGCTTGGTCTTACCGAAAAGAAGGACGAAGATCCGCTCAAATCTCTTCAGAGAAAAGTCACTAAGTTGACTTTGGAAGAGAGACTCAAAGAACTCGAAAAGAACAAAAAAAAGTAAGGTGACTAACTTATGGCATTATCGAACACTGCCACTCCCAAGTATTACGGTATGTTTCGTGATGCCGTAATTCGAGGCGAAATACCAGTGTGCGAAGAAGTCTCGATGGAGATGAACCGAATAGATGCGCTAATTGCGAACCCTGGAGTTTGGTATGATGATCAAGCTATCCAGGGTTTTATTAATTATTGCGAGAAAGAGCTTACGCTAACTGATGGCGGAGACTTACATCTGCTCGATTCGTTTAAGCTGTGGGCTGAACAGATCTTCGGATGGTATTACTTCGTCGACAGAAGCGTTTATGAACCGAATCCTGATGGTCATGGCGGCCGCTATGTGAGAAAGAGGATAAAGAAGCGACTTATCAACCGGCAATACTTAATAGTCGGTCGAGGCGCGGCCAAAACTATGTACGCCTCCTGTATACATAGCTATTTCTTGAATGTGAATCCGTCAACGACTCAGCAATCTACGACAGCTCCGACGGTTAGACAGGCAGATGAGGTCTTGTCGCCGATACGAACTTCAATTGCTAGAGCCAGAGGTCCGCTGTTCAAGTTTCTTACAGAAGGATCTTTGCAAAATACGACTGGTTCGAAGGCTGATCGAGTAAAACTCGCGAGTACAAAGAAGGGTATTCAGAATTTCGTTACGAACTCGATGCTTGAAATCGTTCCGATGAGCGTTGATAAGTATCAGGGTCGAAGGGACAAGATCGTTACGATCGACGAATGGCTTTCGGGTGATGTTAAAGAGGATGTCGTTGGTGCTGCGGCTCAGGGTGCTTCTAAAAACGAAGACTATCTTATCGTAGCAATCAGTTCCGAGGGTACGGTTCGTAATGGACCTGGCGATACAATCAAAATGGAGTTAATGAGTATCCTGAAGGGCGATTATCCCGATATTCACACCTCTATTTGGTGGTACAAGCTGGACTCCATTGACGAAGTTGCAGATGCTAGCAAATGGTTGAAAGCCAATCCTAACCTCGGACATACCGTTAGCTACGAGACATATCAGCTCGAAGTAGAACGCGCTGAAAACAACCCGGCTGTTAGGAACGATACGCTGGCAAAGAGATTCGGTATACCTCTCGAAGGTTATACGTATTACTTCACTTATGAAGAAACGTTGCCTCACAGAAGACGTGAATACTGGCAGATGCCTTGTTCTCTTGGCGCGGACCTTTCTCAGGGCGACGACTTCTGTTCGTTCTGCTTCCTGTTTCCGTTGGGGAATGGCGCTTTCGGCATCAAGACGAGAAACTATATTTCCTCGAAGACTCTAGCGAAGCTACCTTCCGCAATGCGATTCAAGTACGAAGAATTCATTAAAGAAGGAAGTCTTATTGTTCTCGAAGGAACGGTTCTCGACATGATGGAAGTTTACGATGATGTGGATAGCCATGCCATTGAAATGAACTATGACGTTCGCTGCTTTGGTTACGACCCTTACAATGCTAAGACATTCGTTGAACGCTGGGAATCCGAGAATGGCCCTTTCGGAATTGAGAAAGTAATCCAGGGCGCTAAGACAGAGTCCGTGCCTCTTGGTGAGTTGAAGAAACTTGCCGAGGAAAGAATGTTGCTGTTTGATGAAGATCTTATGACATTTGCAATGGGTAACTGTATTGTCATGGAAGATACAAACGGCAACCGTAAATTACTTAAGAAGCGATATGAAGCCAAAATCGACCCCGTGGCGAGTATGATGGATGCTTTCGTCGCTTATAAAAATAACAAAGACGCATTCGATTAAGAAGGTGAAATTATGGCTTGCAAAGGTAAGAGCAAAGGCAAAAGCAAAGGCAAGAAGAAATGCTGAAACCATATGAACATATTCAGTAGGGGGGGGTAATATGCGATGAGTAAACTTTATTATGCTGGGAATGACGTTTCTGATGAGTATCTCCAGCATTATGGAGTTAAAGGCATGAAGTGGGGAGTGCGAAGATACCAGAATGCAGATGGATCATTGACTTCAGAAGGTCGTAAACGAGCACGCCAAGAGTATAAAGAAGACAATAAGAATGCGTTTGAACTCGGGAAATCTGCTACGATTTACGGCCATGCCGCTGCTAAATCTATGAAACGCACTATTCGATACGAGAATAGAGCAGATAAAAGCTATGAGAAAGATCCCTCAGGGTCGTCTAGAAGAACTAAATTCTGGAGAAAAAGATGGGACGCTTCTGCGGCAACTACTGCTCAGTTATCGGAAATGTATCGTCTTAATAGAGGAGCGGCCGAAAAACATTGCCAAGCATTGATTGATAAGTATGGAAAAGAGTCCGTTAAATCCATCAATTATAGGGATGTTAAGCTTCCGAAAGGCGAGTATTCTCCATCGAGCATTAAAGTTATGAATGAGCGGACAAATAAACTCTCTGATTACGCACGAGCCGGGGCTATGACCATTGGAAGCGCTGCGTTTTCCGCAGTAATGAGACTCCCCGTATCGATGATTTTCGCTCCGACAACCACTGCTGGTAAAGCACGCCGACTTGAGCAAAGAGTATACGCACAAAACTTTAAATCGCAAAACAAAAAGTAGGTGAAACTTCAAAATGGGTTTAGTTGATAGACTCCAGCATGGCTGGAATGCTTTTATGGGGCGAGATCCGACCATGCGCTACCCTTACGTAGGGTCCAGCTATACCGTTCGCCCCGATCGAGTCCGTTTCTCAAGAGGTAATGAGCGATCTATTGTAACGTCTGTGTACAACCGAGTTGCTTTGGATGTCGCGGCTATCAGCATCAACCATTGCCGACTCGATGATAACGGACGATTCACAGAAATCATCGAAAGCGGATTGAACAACTGTCTCAATCTTGAGGCTAATCTCGATCAGACAGGTCGAGCCTTCATTCAGGATATTGTCGTATCCATGTTCGACGAAGGCTCCGTAGCAATTGTCCCTACTGACACAACGCTCGATCCGAAAGTAACCGGATCTTACGATATTCTCACGATGCGAACGGGTAAGATTTTGGATTGGTATCCTGCCCACGTACGAGTTCGAGTCTATAACGAGAAAACCGGTCAGAAAGAAGACATTCTTCTTCCGAAAAGCACGGTAGGCATTATCGAGAATCCTCTTTATGCTGTTATTAATGAGCCGAACTCTACAATGCAGCGTCTTATAAGAAAACTGAATCTTCTGGATACTATCGATGAGCAGAGCGGTTCCGGTAAGTTGGATTTGATCATTCAGTTGCCGTACGTTATCAAATCTGAGGCTCGTAAACAGCAGGCTGAGGAGAGACGCAAAGACATTGAGAGCCAATTGGCTGGCTCTAAGTTCGGTATTGCGTATACGGACGCAAGTGAGAAAGTAACTCAGCTCAACCGTCCGATCGAGAACAATCTCATGAAACAGATTGAGTATCTTACTGCTATGCTCTACAGTCAGCTCGGAATTACTCAGTCTATTCTCGATGGCTCTGCAGATGAGAAGACGATGCTTAACTACTACAGTCGTACGATCGAGCCTATTGTCTCCGCAATCGTCGATGAGATGAAGCGCAAATTTCTCACTAAAACGGCTAGAGCTCAGAAGCAATCGATCATGTTCTTTAGAAGCCCGTTTAAGCTTGTTCCTGTCAACGATCTTGCTGAAATCGCGGATAAGTTCACTCGTAATACGATCATGACTTCTAACGAGATACGACAGATTATCGGCATGAAGCCTGCTGACGATCCTAAGGCTGACATGCTCATAAATAGTAACCTCAACCAATCCAAGAATGATTTGCTTCCGTTTAGCAATGAAAAAGAAAATTCGGAAGAAGGAGGAATAAATCAAAATGGATAAATGGGATTTTAGCGGATGGGCAACTCGAAATGATCTGCTCTGCGGCGATGGTCGAACCATTCGCAAAAACGCATTCAAAGACAATGATGGCGAGACTGTCCCTCTGATTTGGAACCATGACCATTCCAATCAAGATGCTGTTCTCGGTCACGCACTGCTCGAGAATCGTGATGATGGCGTATACGCCTATTGTAAATTCAACGAAGATACCGAGCAGGGTAAGATGGGCAAGAAACTGGTCGAGCATGGCGATGTCCGGTCTCTGTCTATCTATGCCAATAAGCTCAAGCAGATCGGCAATGATGTGATCCACGGTTCTATCAAAGAACTGAGTCTGGTTCTCGCTGGAGCTAATCCCGGCGCTTATATCGATTTCGTTATGGCGCATGGCGATGAAGAAGGCGATGCCGTTATTGTCAACTACGACGAGAACGCGCTCGTTATTTATCACTCTGATGATAAAGAAACTAAGGAGGAAGAGAAAGTGGCAGAGGAAGTCAAGAAGACCGAAGAGTCTGAAGAGACTGTCGCCGACGTGTTTAACACGTTGACTGATAAACAGAAAAATGTGGTCTATGCCATGCTTGGTCAGGCGCTTGAGCATAGCGACGAATCCGATGAGGATGATGAATCTGAAGAAGAATCTGAAGGAGGAAATGAAACTATGAAGCACAATGTTTTCGATCAGGAAGAAGTGGTTGAGGGTGGTGTTCTGAGCCACGCTGACCAGGAAAGCATTATCACCATGGCCAAGCAGAACAACATCGGTACTCTGCAGATGGCTCTGAAGACCTATTCCGAGCAGAACAAGAATACTCTGGCTCATGGCATCGATGAGATCGAGTCCCTGTTCCCCGATTATAAGACGCTCGGCACCGGTGCTCCCGAGACCCTGGAGCGCGATCAGACCTGGGTCGGCCGTGTTATGAGAGGCACTCATAAGAGCCCTATCAGCCGTATCCGTACTCGTCTGGCTGATGCTCGCGGTGATGATCTGAGAGCTTATGGTTACAAGCAGAAGGGCGACGAGAAGAAGATTCCCGGCAACGTCAAGCTGCTGAAGAGAACCACTGATCCTCAGACCATTTATCGTAAGGATGCCATGCATCGTGATGATATCATCGACATCACCGACTTCGATGTGGTTGCCTATCAGTGGGGCATTATGCGTCGTAACCTGGAAGAGGAGATCGCTCGCGCTATCATGATCGGCGATGGCCGTGATGAAGGCGACGAGATGAAGATCGCTGAGGAGCATATTCGCTCCATCTGGAACGATGACGATCTGTACACCATCCATTACGATGTCGACGTCGAGGCTGCTCGCGCTGAGATTCAGGGTACCGACACCAACGCCTACTTCGGCGAGAACTACATCTATTCCGAAGCCATCGTGAATGCCGCCCTGTATTCTCGTGAGAAGTATAAGGGTAGCGGTTCTCTGGAGCTGTACTGCACTCCTCACCTGCTGAACATCATGCTGCTGGCTCGCGATCGTAACGGCCGCCGCATCTACTCTTCTAAGTCCGATCTGGCTGCTGCCCTGAACGTGACCGCTATCAACACCGTTGAGCAGTTCGAGGGTCAGGTCCGTACCGATAAGAACGGCAATAAGAAGAAGCTGCTGGGTCTGTTCGTGAACCTGGCTGACTATCAGATCGGTGCTACTAAGGGTGGCGAGATCACTAAGTTCGACCAGTTCGATATCGACTTCAATACTTACAAGTATCTGATCGAGACTCGTATCTCTGGCGCTCTGATCCGTCCCTTCTCTGCTATCGCTCTGGAAGAGCCCGTTCAGTAAAAATCAAAATGGAGTGAAAACCCACAATGGCCAGTAAACAAAAACGCGACGTCAAACCATTTCCAAATTATCGAGCCGTTTCAGATGGTTCGATCGAAAATAAAAAGACTGGACGCATCTTAAAAGCCAGCGATGACAGTAGCGGTTATCCTACAGTTCGTCTGTTCAAGAATGGGACTGGCTATACGCAAAGAGTTCATCGTATCATCCTCGAAGCTTTTGATCCGAGAGAAGATGAAACGCTTCAAGTAAATCATATAGACGGAAACAAGCATAATAACTCTATTGATAACCTGGAATGGTCTACTCGTAGCGAAAATATGCGTCACGCGTATGCGAACGGTTTAAATCACTGGGAGGGCTATAACGAGAGACCGGTCAAAATCGTTGAAACCGGAAAAGTATACAAATCTCAAGCAGAGTGCGCTCGTGCGATTAATGGTGATCAGCCGAACATCAACGCTTGTTTAACTGGTCGTCGTAAGACTCATATGGGTTTTCACTTCGAATATGCTGATCGTTGAGGTGAACAATATTGGCTAAATTCTATGGAAAGATAGGCTACGCCGATACAAAGGAGACTACTCCCGGCGTATGGGTTGAGCAAATTACTGAGCGTAACTATTACGGTGAGCTTGTTCGCAATACTCGTCGACTGGAGTCCTCCGGTAACCTCAACGATAACATTAACATTGCGAATGAGATTAGTATAGTAGCTGATCCATACGCTAATTCGCATTTCCACGAGATGCGTTATGTCGAGTTCCAGGGTGCTAGATGGAAAGTCTCGAACGTTGAAGTCAAGTACCCTAGACTAATTCTGACGCTAGGGGGTTTATACAATGTCGAGCAGACTTGACCTGCATGAGGAGTTATGCGAAATACTCGGATCGAGGAATGTATATTTTCAGCCCCCTTCGTCAGTAAAAATGAAGTATCCCTGTATCCGATATTCTAGTGACGGAAATAGTGTTCGTCATGCGAATAATAAGGTCTATAAGAATGTAAAGAGATACGAAGGGGTTGTAATAGATTCCAATCCGGATAGCACTATTCCCGACGCCATGCTTGAGCACTTCGAAATGTGCAGTCTCGGCTCGGGATATACTGCTGACAATCTGAATCATTTTCCATTTACTTTATACTATTAAAGGAGGACTAAATTATGTCTAAACTTGTTTGGGACCAGACTGGTGAACGACTGTACGAAACTGGCGTAAAGTACGGCGTGCTGTATGTTCAGGAAGGTGCTGCCTATCCCAAGGGCGTGGCTTGGAACGGTCTGACTGCTGTTACCGAGTCTCCTTCTGGTGCTGAGGCTACCGCTCTGTATGCTGACGACATCAAGTACCTGAACCTGATGTCTGCCGAGGAATTCGGCGCCACCATCGAGGCCTATACTTATCCTGATGAGTTCATGGCTTGCGACGGCTCTGCTTCTCTGTCCGAAGGCGTCTACATTGGCCAGCAGGCTCGTAAAGCTTTCGGTCTGTGCTATCGTACCACCATCGGTAACGATGTCGTGAACAACGACTACGGCTACAAACTGCATCTGATCTATGGCGCTCTGGCTTCTCCTTCCGAGAAGGCTTACTCTACCATCAACGACAGCCCTGAGGCTATTACTTTCTCCTGGGAAGTTAGCACCACTCCTGTCAACGTTACTGGTCATAAGCCCACTGCCTGCCTGACTATCGACTCTACTAAGGTCGCTCCCGAGAAGCTGGCTGCTCTGGAGGCCATTCTGTATGGCTCTGAGTCCGAGGGAGCTCGTCTGCCTCTGCCTGACGAAGTCGCTCAGATCATGACGGCTGCGTAAGCAACAAACAATCTTTTGGGAGTCGTATTCAGGTAAGCTGGCGACTCCCTTTTTATTTACTTAAATAACACTTCACATTTTTGAAAGGAGAACAACAAAATGCTTAAGAAAACTATCACTTATACTGACTACAACGGTGTCGAGCGCAAGGAAGACTTCTACTTCAATCTGTCCAAGGCTGAGGTCATGGAAATGGAACTGAGCACTACCGGCGGCCTGGCTGAGATGATCAAGCGCATTGTTGCTGCTCAGGATCAGCCTGCCATCATCAAGGTCTTTAAGGATCTTATCCTGAAGGCGTATGGTGAAAAGAGCCCTGATGGCAAGCGGTTCATCAAGAGCCCTGAGCTGTCCGATGCTTTCGCTCAGACTGGGGCTTATTCCATTCTGTTTATGGAACTGGCTACCAATGACGAGGCCGCTGCTAAGTTCATCAACGGCATCGTTCCTGCGGATATGGCTCAGCAGATCGCTTCCGCTGCTCCCATGACCATCTAACACGAAAATTATAGGAGGTATGAGGGATGCTTCAGATTACAATACCTCTAGAACCCGAAAGATGGGACGAGGATAAGCAAGAGTTTATCGCGCCCAAAACGCAAACTTTGTTATTGGAGCATTCCCTCGTCTCTATTTCAAAATGGGAATCCAAATGGAATCGTGCGTTTCTTTCTAAGAAAGGAATGACTACCGAGGAAACTTTGGATTATATAAAATTCATGACTCTCAGTAAAAATGTAGATCCAGAAGTATACGACCATTTGACCGATGAAAATATTAGTGAAATTAAAAAGTACATCGAAGCTCCTATGACTGCGACTGTCATTTCTGAAGACAAGAGCAACAAAGGCAATCGAGAGGTCGTTACTGCGGAACTCATTTATTACTGGATGATCGCGTTGCAGATCCCATTCGAGTGTCAAAAGTGGCATTTGAATAGACTTCTCACCCTCATTAAAGTTTGTAATATTAAGAACTCGCCTCCCAAGAAACGTAGTAAGCGAGATATTATGAGCCGTAATACTGCATTGAACGCTGCCCGTAGAAAACAGCTCAATACGAGAGGGTGATGCGAATGGGCAAACACGAACTTAAGAAACCTGGCAAAATAGCAAAATTAGTGGCCAAGATAAAAGAGTCGCCGATTAACTATTTTTCGGATCTTTTCATAGTGGCGATGGTTTTGATGTGGATTGCTGACAACATCTATCAATCTATCATCGCTACTATCTTGACTATAAGCTCAATCCTACTCAGCCATGAGACAAATATGAATTGTTACGATACTTCTATGTGGGCATCCATAGGAACTAATGTGGCAATTCCTTTGTCTTGTGGCGGAGCTATTTGGATGGTTAAAAACTCGATCCAGCACGCAATCAGTAATTATAGAGGTAAGCTTGCTCATAAAGATTTTCCAGCCGTTCATCCAGATGGTGAATTCGAGGAGATTGAAACGGAAGAAGAAATGCAAGTTTGACTCTAGGAAAGGATGGAACAATGATTAGTTTTGAAGTCTTCCTGCTCATTATGTTGATTACTTCTACTCTGACTGGTCTGGTAACTCAGGCTATTAAGGTAATCTTCAACGAGCATAATATTACCTATCGCGCTAATACTCTGGCTGGCGTGATTGCGGCTATTCTGTCTGCTGCTATCGGCCTTGGCTATTGTGTTATTACCGACGTCGTGTTTAGCACTCACATCATTGTATGTCTGGTAGCTCTTGTATTCTTGAGCTGGCTCGGATCGATGGTTGGATATGATAAAGTCATTCAGGCTATTAGTCAGTTTAAAACTTCTAAAAAGGAAGGTTGATTAACGTGAGTAACAGCCCTTTGGTATCATATACCAAAATCAGCCCTAACAAAACAAGTCCTAGAAATCATGTAATCGATACGATCACTATCCATTGCTATGTCGGACAGGCTTCTGTAGAAAGTATGGGAGCCTGGTTCGTCAAGCAGTCAACCGCGGCGTCCTGCAATTACGGAATCGGAGCCGATGGAAGAATCGCTCTCATTGTCGATGAATCAGATCGATCCTGGTGCTCATCCAGTTCGTCCAATGATAATCGAGCGATCACGATCGAATGCGCGTGCGATAAGACTCATCCTTATGCGGTGAATGACAAAGTCTATAAATCGCTTATAGCGCTGCTTGTTGATATTTGCAAGCGTAACAACATTTCCGAACTCAAATGGAAAGCCGATAAGTCTTTGATTGGCCAATCCGATAAACAGAATATGACTGTACATCGTTGGTTCAAGAATAAAGCTTGCCCTGGTGATTATTTATATTCTCGTCATTCTCAAATCGCGGCTGAGGTCAATGCGAAACTTAAAGGAATTCCTGTGAAGATGGAAAAGATCATCTACCGAGTTCAAGTTGGAGCTTTCAGCAATAAGGCAAACGCCGACAACATGTTCAACAAGGTCAAAACTGCTGGCTTCGTTCCGTGCATGGTAAAGGTCGGTAATCTGTATAAGGTACAAGTTGGCGCATTCGAGAACAAAGCTAACGCAGATGCCCAGCGTAATAAGCTTAGAGCCCTCGGATTCACAGCTGTAATTTCGACAGAAGGCGGAGCTGCGGTTCCTGCTCCTGTCGCTAAATCGATTGATCAACTCGCTCACGAAGTTATTCATGGGAAATGGGGCTTCGGAGCTGATAGAAAGAAACGCCTGACCGAAGCGGGATACGATTACGACGCTGTTCAAGAGCGAGTGAACGAAATCCTGTAAAGGAGGAAACAACATGATTAGTTTCAGACAAAAGGGCGACTTCTCCAAACTCTCTAGATACCTGGAGAGAGTGAAGAATGTAGTTCATCTGGGCGATCTTGATAAATATGGTCGAGAAGGTGTGGCTGCTCTTGCGTCTGCGACACCTGTTGATTCTGGACTTACCGCTAGTTCGTGGTATTACGAGATTACCAGAGCGAACGGTTCAGTCTCTATTAATTTTAACAATTCAAATATTCAAAATGGAGTTCCGATCGCCATAATCCTGCAGTTGGGTCATGGTACTGGAACCGGAGGCTGGGTGGAAGGACGCGATTACATCAATCCTTCTATTCGGCCTATTTTCGATAGAATAGCAAATGATGCATGGAGGGAGGTTACTAAGGCATGAGCACTACGATAGATCAAAAAGTAGTAGAAATGAGATTCGATAATAAGAATTTCGAGAACAATGTGTCTACTACAATGTCTACCCTTGACAAACTGAAGCAGAAACTGAACTTTACAGGAGCATCTAAAGGTCTGGAAGACGTCAGCGCCTCCGCTAAGAAAGTCGATATGTCCGGTCTCGCTAGCGGCGTTGAGACGGTCCGGATGAAATTTTCTGCTCTCGAAGTCATGGGAGTAACCGCCCTCGCAAACATCACTAATTCTGCAGTAAATGCTGGAAAAAGAATTCTCTCTGCATTGACAATAAAGCCGGTTACTACAGGTTTCAATGAATACGAGTTGAAGATGAACTCTATTCAGACGATTATGGCGAGTACCGGAGAAGATCTTCAAACCGTAAACCGATACCTCGAGGAATTGAATAAATATTCGGATGAGACGATTTATTCATTCTCCGATATGACCCAGAATATCGGTAAATTCACCAACGCCGGCGTTAAGCTCGAGGATGCAGTTCTGGCAATCAAGGGTATCAGTAACGAAGCCGCCGTATCCGGTGCGAACGCTAACGAAGCATCCCGAGCGATGTATAACTTCGCCCAGGCTTTGTCAGCCGGATATGTAAAACTCATCGACTGGAAATCTATCGAATTGGCTAACATGGCGACTGTCGAGTTCAAAAACCAGCTGATACAAACAGCAGTCGAACTCGGAACTGTAGTCAAAGTTGGCGATATGTATCAGACAGTTACCAAGGACATGACCGGAAATGTGTCCGAGTTGTTTACATCCACCAGAGCATTCAATGAATCTTTGTCCGCACAGTGGATGACTACTGACGTACTTGTCGGGACTCTTTCCAAATACGCTGATACGACAACTGAGATCGGTGAAAAAGCAACTAAAGCCGCAACTGAAGTTAAAACTATTACCCAGTTGTGGGGCGTTCTCCAAGAGACGGCTCAGTCCGGTTGGGCTAGAACATGGGAACTTATAGTCGGTGACCTCGAGGAAGCGAAGAGTTTCTTAACTGTCGTGTCCAATGGAGTCGGTAAAGTTATCGATTCGATGTCCAACTGGAGAAATAACCTTCTCGAGGGTGCCTTAACTTCAAAATGGGAACAGCTGAGTAGCAAGATTGAAGAAGCCGGCTTCAAGACTGAAGATTTCATGTCAAAGGTCGATGAAGCTGCTCGAGAAAACGGCATAAACGTTGATGATCTGATTAAGAAATACGGTTCCCTGAAAGAAGCTATAAAAGCTGGTAAGGTTCCGGCAGGTATTCTCACCACAGCTCTCAAGAAACTTATCGGAATGGAAGAGAAGCTCGGAGATGCAACCGGAAAAGTCGCCGACGAGATGAAAGATTACGAGGCTATCGTTAAACGAGTAATAAACGGCGAATTCGGAACCGGGCAAGCACGCTGGGATAAGCTTACCGAAATGGGTTATGACTGGGCTAAAGTTCAGAATATGGTGAATGAGAGACTTGGTTCCACAGTTCGCCATATGGAAACTTTAACCGAAGAACAGATCAAAAATGCCGATTCTTTATCCGCATTGTCCGACGAGCAACTCAAGAGTAAAGGGTATACCGAAGAACAAATCGCCGCGCTTCGTGATCTGAAGAAAGCCGCAGAAGAAGGCGGAACCTCAATCAACGAACTAATCTCCGATATGGAGAAGCCGAGTGGCAGAGAACTTCTCATCGAATCGCTCAAGAACATGGCCGAAGCTATATCCAAGCCTTTTAGAGCTATGAAAGATGCCTGGAACGAAATCTTCGGAACAGTCGATGGTTCTGCTGTACTCTATAATCTTATCGAAGGATTTGAGAAGCTCACTGAATCCATGATCATCAGCGACGGCGCTGCAGAAAACTTCAAGCGAATCTTCGAAGGATTGTTCGCGGCTTTCCAGTTGGGCGGAGGCTTTATTACGAAATCTTTGACCACAACTCTTAGGTTGCTCAAGGCTGTGCTGTCGCTGTTCGGCACGGATCTGCTTACAGTTGCTGCAAACGTTGCTGATTACATCGTTCTGATTCGAGACTGGGTGAAGGAACATACTTTACTCATCGGTTCTATCGATAAAGTAGCTGCCATCATACAGACAGTTATCGAAGGGGTTCATGATGTCATAGTCTCGCTTCTATCGCTTAGCAAGATAAAGAATTTCATTTCTAAAGTCAGTGATGCGATAAAAGAATTCTTCGGAGCTATCGGAAAAGGTCTCGACGATGTCAACTTTGACTTTGCTATCCAGAAGATAAAAGATTTCTTCGATGGAATTTCAAAATGGATTAAAAGTCTCGAAGGTTCCGAGAATCTCGGTCGTGATATAATCGACGGACTTGTTAAAGGACTCGTTAGCGGAGCTACAAGAGTATACAACGCTATCAAGAATCTCGCGAAAACGCTCATTGACAGCTTCTGCGAGGTTCTCGGTATTCATTCTCCGTCTAAAATATTTATCGCTCTCGGTGTGTTTATCATCGACGGCTTGATCATAGGTCTGTTGCAGGCTAAAACCGGTCTACTCACAACGCTCAAGAATATCGCATCTGCTTGCTTCGACACTGTCAAAGGCTGGTTTACAAAGGTCACTCCAGCGGTCGAAGGATCTTTTGACTCCTTCATAAACATCGTTAAGAAGGGATTCAACGGACTCGTTACGTTCTTAAAGGGCGTTGACTGGGGCTCGGTTATTGCCACCGGTTTCGGCGTTGGAATGCTCGTTCTCGCTTACAAGGTCGTAGATGTTGTTGAAGCACTGGCTAAACCGTTCATTACGATCGGCGAGATCTTGGGAAGCATCAAATCGTTAATAAGCAATCTTAGTCTGAGCCTAACGAAATACTTCAAGGCTAAAGCATTCGCTGAATCTTCCAAAGCAATCCTCAACATGGCAATCGCGATCGGTATACTGGCTGGCTCCGTGTATGTACTGGCATCCGTCGATAGCGATAGATTGTGGGCAGCTGTCGGAGCAGTTGGAGCATTGGCTGGAATGGTCGCTGCTCTCGCTGGTATCTCGGCACTCATGAGTAAATTCGCTGGAGGCTTTGGTGGAGAAGCGCTTTCGCTATTGGCTATGGCAGGTGCGTTGCTTATTTTGTCGTATGTGATGCAGAAACTCTCTGCAATCGATGCGAGTAAAACGGAATCTGTAATGACGCTTCTTGGAAGTATGCTTCTCGGAATGGCATTCCTCATGCTCGCATTCGGTAAATTCTGCAATGTTGAAGCGTCCACGGATATGGCGAAGGCTGGCGTAATGCTCATCGGTATGGCTACGGCTATGCTTATCATGGTCAAGGTCATCGACATTGCCGGCAAACTCGACAAGTATACCATAAACAACGGTCTGTCTGTCGTTGCAGCTGTTGGCTTGCTGTTCACTGCTCTGATTGCAGTATCCAAATTGGCCGGTGAACATTCTCGTCGAGCTGGCTCTATGCTTCTCCGGATGTCGATAGCGTTCATGGCTATGGTCGGCGTTATCAAGGTGGCGTCCATGCTCGATAGAAGCGAAGTAGTTAAAGGGCTTAGCGTAATTTCGCTTGTCGGATTGCTGTTTACAGCTCTCATAGCAGTATCTAAGCTTGCAGGTCAGCATGCTACCAAGGCCGGAACCATGATACTTATGGCATCGGCAGGCTTGCTCATGATTGTGCAGTCCATTAAGCAAATCTCTCAGATGGACGATGGAGATATAAAGAAGAGTCTTGGAGTCATCGCCACTGTCGGATTGATATTTGCAGCGCTCATTGCGGTGTCGAAATACGCAGGCCAGCACGCAGCTCGAGCGGGTACTATGCTTCTTGCTATGTCCGGCGCATTGCTTATTCTCACTGGCGTAATGTTTGTATTGAGTAAATTTGATGCGGATGATCTAAAGAAGTCTCTTGCTGCAGTAACCGTTCTTATCACGCTTATGGGCGGTCTCATTGCCGTTTCGAAATTGGCAGAGCATGTAAAGACCGGTCCGCTGGTTACGCTCGTGGCTAGTGTTGCCGTATTGACTATGGCGGCTTATGCTTTGTCCATAATTGAACCCGATCGGTTGCGTACCGCAGTAGGCGGACTCTCCATGATGCTGATCGCATTTGGCTTGCTCGTAGCTTCTACGAAATTCGCAGGACAAATCAAAATGAAGCAACTTCTTCCGTTACTTGGAATAGTCGTCGTACTCACAGCCATCGTTGCTGCTTTGTCGATGATTAATTCTGATAATGTTCTGAAGAATGTTGGAGCTTTGTCCGCGCTGATGTTCTCGTTCTCGGCGGTCCTTTTCATCATGAGCAAAACTGGAAGAATATCCACAACTGTATCGAAGCAAATGCTTCCGATGCTTGGCGTGGTATCTGGTTTGGCTCTGATAGTGGCTGGACTGTCGTTCATTGATCCTGCGTCTGTTCTGACTTCTACTGCGGCATTGTCTATCTTGATGCTGTCGTTCGCTAGCGCATTGGTTATCATGAGCAAAGCAGGTCGCATACTTCCTACAGTGTCTAAGCAGATTTATCCTTTGCTCGGTATAGTGGCTGGTCTCGCTCTGATAGTCGCTGGACTTTCTCTCATTGAGAATCCGGATACCGCTATTAAGATGACCGGAACTCTGATAACTCTCCTCACCGCTTTCACTGGAGTAACTGCAGTTCTTTCTCTGCTCGGTAAAGACAAAACAATGACAAAATCCGCAGCGAATGGAGTTGCGTCTCTTGCTATCGTAGTGGGCGCCGTAACAACTATGGTTGGACTTATCGGTACGCTAATAACTGCCATAGGCTCTGAAAATATGGATGCTATAGAATCTGGTCTTGATCGATTCGTAAGTGTCACGGAGAAGATCGGTCCAGTTCTGCTCGCATTTGTTCCTGTAACTGCTGCTCTTGCTGCTGTAGGAACATTCTTAGGCGGAGTCGGTGCTGCATTCTCTGGCGCATTGGCATTCGATGCGGTCATCGGACTCGTTGGAGGAATGGCGGTTCTTATCGGAGAGCTTATGAGCCTGTTTGATGATGCTCAGTTTGATGGCATCGAAGAAGGTCTCGATAGATTCAAAATAGTCATGACCAAACTCGGCGAAGCCATTGGCGATTTTGTTGGCGGAGTCATTGGTGGTATTGCCGAAGGTGCTTTGGATGCCGTTGGTAGCGGTCTGTCGAAATTCATGAATAACGCTCAGGACTTCATCAATGGTTGCCGAGGAATTGGCGATGATGTGGTCTCTGGCGCCATGAATCTTGCAGGAGCAATCGCCGTCATAACCGGAGCAGACATGTTTGCAAGCATCGTCGACTGGCTTGACTTCGGTCCTTCGCTCCCGAATCTCGGTGCTGATCTGTCTGAGTTCATGAGTAATGCTCAGGGATTCATAACTGGCGCATCGGCTATTGAAGCAGGATCGATGGACGGTATTAAGACACTTGCTGAGGCTATCGTCATCCTAACGGGAGCGAATATTCTCGATAGCATATCCAGATATTTGAGTCTCGGATCGTCTTCGCTCGGAACGTTTGCCGAAGAACTCCAGCCTCTTGCTGATGGTTTGGCAGGATTCACGAATACTCTTAGCGCCACTGGAATCGACACTCAGCTTGCTGCTGATGCTGCTGAAGTAATTAAAGTCCTGGCAGAAGCCGCTGCTTCCATACCTAATACTGGCGGATTACTCGCTGCTCTCATAGGAGATAACGAACTCGGTACGTGGGCCACTCAGTTGCCCAACGTCGGAACAGGTATTTCCGGGTTTATGAGCAGTCTTGGCGAATTCGATTCTAGCAAGGTTGAAGTTGCAAAAGCAGCTGCTGAAGTTATACGAGTTCTCGCTGAAGCATCGATGTCTATACCGAACGCGGGTGGGTTGCTGGCAGAGCTCGTTGGCGATAATGATCTCGCCACATGGGCTGTACAGTTGCCTAACGTGGCTACCGGTATAAACGGATTCGTTACAAATCTTGGCGAATTCGATGCCAGTAAGGTCGAGACTGCCAAGGCTGCTGCAGACGTGATTCAGACACTTGCTAAAGCATCCGCATCGATACCTAATAGCGGAGGTCTGTTGGCTGAACTTATCGGTGACAACGATCTCAGCACCTGGGCTGTTCAGCTTCCGCTGGTCGGACAAGGCATAACCGGATTCATAAACAATCTTGGTGAATTTGATGACAGTAAGGTTGCTACCGCTAGATGTGCAGCAGATGTTATCAAGGTTCTTGCTCAGGCCTCTGAGTCTATTGACGGTCAGGCTGACTGGGCTAAGAAAATCTTTGGTGACAATAGTCTGGCTACGTTTAGCGATCAGTTTGGGCCTCTCGGAACGAATATTGCTTCGTTTGTGAATAATCTCGGTACGTTCTCCGACGCTCAGGTAACTACCGCTCGCCAGGCTGTTTCTGCGATCAAGGCATTCTCCGAATTAGCAAATGCAGATCTTAAGGGTGCTAAGGCTAATCTCGAAGGATTCGCAAACAATCTTCCTGGTCTCGGAACCGACATTAAGACCTTCTGCGATAATATGCCTGATGCGGATACGATCAATACTGCCAAAACGAACATCAAAACGATCCTCGACACTATCAAAGACATTGCAGCCGCTGATCTCGAATCGGTTAAGAAGTTCACTGAATCTCTGGCTAAGGTTGGAGAAGAAGGCGTCAAGGCATTTGTTAACGCTTTCAGTAACGACACCGCAGTATCTGACGTTAAGAAGGCAGCTTCGAATCTCATCAAGAAAGCCATTTCCGAGTTCGAGTCCAAAACGCATAAGTCTAATATGAAAGACGCGGCCGATAAGCTTGCGGATTCTGGTGCAGACGGTATTGAGACTAAGTCTAACTATACCGATTTCAAAGACGCAGGCAAATACCTCGGCGATGGTTTGATCGAAGGTATCAAAGCCAAGGAAAAGGCTGTGTACGATGCTGCTTTTGCTCTTGGTAGAAAGGCTGTACAAGGTGAAAAAGACGGTCAGGAATCCGATTCTCCGTCGAAGCTCACCATACTCGCTGGTAAATGGCTTGGTGAAGGTTTGATCGTTGGTATGGAGAAGATGACCAATCTGGTCTGCAAGTCTGGTAGCGAACTCGGTTCTACAGCTACCGATACCATCTCCAATGCGATTCGTAATCTTTCTACCGCGGTCGATACCGATATCGATACTCAGCCTACGATCAGACCTGTTCTCGATCTCAGCAACGTTGAATCCGGTGTCGGTGCGTTGAATACCATGTTCAACAATCAGTCCGTTGGCGTCTTGGCTAATGTCGGTACTGTCAGTTCTATGATGAATCGTTACAATCAAAATGGAGGAAATACCGACGTGGTTTCTGCCATTGACAAGCTTCGTGACGACTTTAATAGCGCTGATCGTACGACTTACAACATCAACGGCGTTACTTACGATGATGGTAGTAATCTCAGAGATGCTATCGAGACCATAATCCGATATGCAAACATTGAAAGGAGGGTGTAACTGATGGCCACTACATATACCGTAAAAAAGGGCGATACTCTTTCGGCTATAGCGCGAAAATACGGAACGACTGTCTCGGCGTTGGCTAGTCTTAATAATATTAAGAATGTCAACTATATAGTGGTCGGTCAGGTACTCGTAATTTCAGGAGACCCGGTAACAGATCCTAAAACGACAACTTCACGAGCGACTGTGACTACGTACGGTCTTCAGTCTGATACCGATCGAACTCTGGTCGCTCGATGGAGCTGGACGAAAGCAAATACTGACCATTATCTCGTAAGATGGTGGTGGGGTCCTGAAGGACAAGAAGGTATTGTAGGCGAGGAAACCACTACAACTTGGCAATATGCCGTTTACACAGCTCCTTCGAATGCCGAGCGTGTGTCGTTCTATGTCAAACCTATATCTAAAACTTATAAAAGTGGGGATAAGGATGTCTCGTATTGGACAGCTGACTGGTCGACTATCAAAACGTACTATTTCAAAGATAATCCTCCGGTAACGCCGAATCAGCCGACTGTTGAGATCAAGGACTATACGCTCACCGCTACGCTCGATAACCTCCAGGATCTGAATGCAGACACTATCGAGTTTCATGTATACCAGGATAATGGAAAACTATTTGCTTCTCAGAAAGTCAAAATAGTAACCTATCACGCCTCTTGTACGTTCACCATCGATCCAGGACATGAGTATAAAGTTCAAGCTCGGTCTTGGCGTGGTGAACTGCACAGTGATTGGTCAACGTATTCCGGAAATCAGAACACGAAACCCTCTGCTTCGACTGGCATCACGGTTTGTAGAGCTACTTCGTCCACTTCGGTATATCTCGAGTGGGGAGCAGTAGAAAATGCAGATTCCTATGATATCGAATATGCCACAAAGCGAGAATACTTAGAAGGTTCTGATCAAACAACCACCAGAAGCGGAATCACTGGAACCAGTTACACTTTAACTGGGTTGGAGAGCGGTCAGCAATATTTCTTCAGGGTAAGGGCGGTTAATACTCAAGGTCAATCGGCTTGGTCCGGTATTACAGCCTTGATCATTGGCAAAAAGCCTTCCGCCCCTACTACCTGGTCTTCCACTACGACCGTTATTTCTGGTGAACCTTTATATTTGTACTGGGTTCATAATTCCGAAGACGGATCTAAGCAAGTGAAGGCTGAGCTTGAGCTTGATATCGGAGGAACAGTCAAAACCGAGACAATCGTCAATCCTACCGCCGATGATGAAGAAGCTGAGGAAAAGACAAGCACTTACGCATTCAACACGACTGGATACATTGAAGGAACCAAACTCAAGTGGCGAGTAAGAACCTGCGGTATTACTGGCGAATATGGAGACTGGTCTATTCGGAGAGAGGTTGACGTATATGGTCCTCCTACTCTGGCTCTTAACGTTCTCGACGCGGCTGATAACCTTCTCGAGACACTTAAGAACTTCCCGTTCCGAATTGCTGGCACTGCAGGTCCTCTTACTCAGAAGCCAATCGGTTACCATGTAGCTATTACTGCAGATTCATCTTATGAAACAGTAGACCAAATCGGAAACGAGATCTACGTCAAAGAAGGCAGCTACGTTTATTCCAAATACTTTGATATTTCGGATTCGTTGGACATTCGACTTTCTGCAAATGACGTGGATCTCGAGAATAACGTTTCTTATACGATCACTTGTGTCGTTACGATGGACTCCGGTCTTACAGCTGAAGCTACTTGGCCGTTTACAATCGGATGGAGTGAGCTGTATTGCGAACCGAATGCTGAAATAGGAATCGACAAAGATACGTATTCCGCAGTTATCAGACCTTATTGCGAGGACGAGAACGGAGATCTGATCGAAAACGTAACTCTCGCTGTTTATCGTCGTACGTATGATGGCTCATTCGTTAAGATCGGAGATAATCTGGCAAATACAAAAGCCACATTTGTCGTAGATCCTCATCCTGCGCTGGATTATGCTCGGTATCGTATAATCGCTACGGAGCAGACGACTGGAGCTGTGAGCTATTGCGATCTTGCTGGATATCCTGTAGGCGGAATAGCTGTAATCATCCAATGGGACGAGAAATGGACTAACTTTGACGTTACAGAAGATGGTCCTACTGAATCGAAACCTTGGGCTGGTTCGATGCTCACTTTACCGTACAATATCGACGTATCCGAAAACCATAAAGCTGACGTCTCTTTGGTTGAATACATCGGTCGAGAGCATCCGGTTAGCTATTACGGAACGCAACTCGGCGAAACCGCAACTTGGAGCATGGATATACCGAAATACGACAAGGAGACTCTCTATGCGCTTCGTCGTCTGTCCAATTGGACTGGCGATGTGTATGTAAGAGAACCTTCTGGAAGTGGCTATTGGGCTTCCGTTACGGTGTCGTTCAACATTAAGCATCTTGAAGTTGTAATCCCGGTAACATTAAGTGTAACTAGAGTCGAAGGGGGTGTTTGATTATGCCTGATTGGTTGTCAACTATGCAGCAGACATATGAGTATTATGTTGTAGATCCTGGAACTTGGAAAGATGTGAGGGTACTCAACAACGTCAGATCTTGCACTATCAGTCGAGACGAAGAAGTCGAAACGCTGGGGTCCGCAACTATCGATATGGATGATTCAGTAGGCGAATGCTATATCCGAGCATACCTCGTGACAATTCAAAATGGAGTAAAAGAAAAACATCCTCTCGGCACATTTCTAATTCAAACCCCGGCTACTAATCATGACGGTAGGAAGCGGGGATTCTCTATGGACGCTTATACACCTTTGCTTGAGCTCAAAGAGAGTCCCCCTCCTCTGGGGTATTCGATATTTAAGAACGAAAACATCATGGATTACGCATATCGGCTCGTTCGAGAAAATTCAAGAGCTCCTGTTGTCAAAGCAACATGCGATACTCTGCTTCAAACCGATTTCGTATCAAATGTCGATGACACATGGTTAACATTCATTTCTGATCTGGTTGCTGTGGCTAAATACAAATTGTCTCTCGATGAACTTGGCAGAATCTTATTCGCAGTTCAGCAAGATACAGCAGCATTGCAGCCGGTCTGGACATATAACGATGATAACAGCTCGATTCTGTATCCGGAAGTAACTATGAATCACGACTTGTATGGCATACCGAATGTGGTCGAGGTTCTGTATTCGAATGGGGCCGGCTACTATCATTCGAGAGTTGTGAACGATGATAGCAATAGCCCTACTTCTACAGTTAACCGAGGGAGAGAGATCGTGAAGCGCGTAATTGATCCTGAGATTGGCGGAAATCCGACCGAAGGAAATGTCCAGGAGTATGCTGAGCGTCTTCTCAGAGAATTGTCGGTCATCGAATACACGATCACATACAAGCACGGTTATTGTCCGGTTCGACTTGGGGATTGTGTAAGACTGAATTACTCGAGAGCCGGATTCAACAATATCAAAGCCAAAGTAATTAGCCAAACGATAAAATGTGAACCTGGCTGTCCTGTTACAGAAAAAGCCGTATTTACTACAAAATTATGGAGGTGATTAGTGATGGCTCTGTCTGACGAACTGATATCGAAATTAGTTAAAGTCACGAACGATCGCGGACGTGGAAATGAAAACTATACCGTCTATGGTTCTGTCGTCACTGATGGCTCCAGAAATTATGTCAAAATGGATGGTTCGGACATCTCAACTCCTATTGAAACGACTGTTGAAGTAAGTCCTGGAGATCGTGTAATTGTCGATGTTAGGAACCATATAGCTACTGTCACTGGAAATACGACTGATCCGTCAATAGGCGTTAAACGAGCTGAAGGAATCGAATCGAGTATTACTCAGACTGCTTCCGAGATTCGTGCAGAGGTTAACGATTCAGTATCCGGCTTAAGCAGCAGAATCACTCAGAATGCGGATAATATCACGTCTGTTGTATCGAACCAGAACGAGTTCTCCGAGTTCAAGCAAACTGTCGAAGGATTCTCTTTCATGGGAAAAGGCGGTTCGGTTAAGATTCAACATGGCGATATTAACCTTACCGGAGCTATCAAGTTCTCTGATCTATCCGATGCTGCCACCGTACAGTCGAGTATTGATAGTGCAAATAGTATGGCTAGTTCAGCATATAATGCAGCAACCGATGCGAAAGATTCAGCCGACGAAGCACTTGTTACTGTTAGCGGTTTCACAATCACAGAGGGAACGAAGACGTATATCGATGGAGAAATGATATATTCCGAATCGATTTACGCGGATAGCCTTCACCTTGGTGGCCAGCTAACGGTATATAAAAAACTTACAAGTAATACTGTCGGCGGATATCTCGGATATTGTACTGGGTTTAACTCGACAAGCGGTATCGGTATAATGCATGATGCGGATATGGGTCAATGTATCTGTACCGATCAGGCTGCTCGTCTCTCTTATGGCGGAGATAGCCAGGTAGTTACCAATACGAACGGCGTATGGATCGACGGCTATGGAAGCATCATTTGCGAGATTGGTGGAGTCCCGTATACCGAATTAACCGATACGTATTTTACTCCGTATGCGGCTCGACCTATCAAACTCGGAACATCTTCCGCCCCATGGTCTGCCGTATATTCAAGCACAAGCACGATCCAATCTTCTGACAGAAACAAGAAAAACAGTATCGAGGATCTTCCGGACAAATACTTGACAATGTTCGATTCGCTTCGTCCTAGACGATTTAAAATGAACGATGGCACTTCGGATCGCTATCATACAGGTTATATCGCTCAGGAAGTTGAAGAAGCGATGACTAATGCAGGAATCGATAGCCAGGAATTTGGTGGATTCATAAAAGATAAAGACCGAGATGGCAATGATATTTACATGCTGAGATACGGTGAGTTCGATGCTATCTATTCCGCAAAGATTAAGCAGCTCGAAAGTCGTAATGCTGAGCTCGAGGCTCGTATTGCTAAACTGGAAGCACTGCTAACCAAATAACATGAAAAGGAGTAATAGCTATGGAACAGCAATTGGATATTGAGCATCGCATGACAGCAGTAGAAGATCGCAGTAGATCGAATACCAAGCGTCTTGATGAAGTCGAAAAAAGGCAGGATAATCTTGATGAACTCGTCAGCACCGTGAAAGTCTTAGCGGTTCGTGAAGAGAATGTCGAGTCTGACGTGAAGGAAATCAAAACGGATGTTAAGTCATTGAAAGACGTTCCGGCTAAGAGATGGAACGCGATTGTCGAGAAAGCACTGCTCGTAATCGTAGGTGCTGTGATCACATATTTTCTGACGAAAGTCGGACTGTAACAAAATAAAAGAGGGGTTCGCAATTACTGCATCCCCCTCTTATTTTTTAGCGTCGGTATCAAGTATGGTCGTATGAAAGAGGGCTTACATGATACCTAAATTAGCAAAACCGCGCCCAATAAGGGTTATGGTTTTAGCTTGATGCTTATTTTGTATGGCGGCGAATATATTTGCATACCTTTGCAAGTGGTCATATTATATTCAGCGGCATTCTCTTTTGTGATACGAATATTCGGACCTCGATCGTATTCAATTTGTTCGATTATGTCTTTTAAATACCTGTTCTTAATCGAGGCAGATACTTCAGGATTTTCAAGAGCACTTATTGCATCTGTGAATTTCAAAATCTTTTCTTTATAATCGACTGGAACCGGAATGCTTTCTTTAGCTTTACACAAAGCTTCTTTTATTTCTTCTTTCTCTTTTAACAATTGCTCGTTTAGCATTTGGAATACCTCAAATGGCATTCTCTGAGCTGGATCTGGACTAGTTTGCGCTTTCCATTGAAGTAGCTCTTGTTCGGAAAGGTCTTTTAATTTCTTCTCGAGATTCGTTATAAGGCTCTCATGTAATTTACTTGATTCATCTTTCTTCGAATCTACTAAAACTTCAAAATCCTCGACGCAGTCCCGTAATGATGAACAGATATATTTCATAACTTCGTGGAAGTCTGCTGATCCGCTCTTACAGTAAACTTGATTATTGCATCTGAGCTTTGGAGGAGCATATTCGACGCCGTTTCTTACGTATGTGTTGTATCCTATCTTGGCTCCGCATTTACAATACATAATACCACTCAAAGGATTCTTAAGAGTTGTGCTGGTCTTTGTCCGGTGCCGAGTGCCTTTAATTTCAGCTGCTTTATTAAACAACTCCTCAGAAATAATACCGTCATGCTTTCCTTCGAATACTAGATACTCGTCGATATCTACTTCTAATGGATCGTCAGCAATACTCTTTGCTTTCGGACGCAATATTTTAACTTCTTGATCTTCGATTGTCTTAATAGTCTTTCTCCAGTTCCATCTTACACGACCGATGTAATGAACGTTTTGGAGTATATCAAAAATCATACTCGACTTCCATTTATCCTTCTTACTCTTCGTCTTAATTTTCATTGCTTCGAGTCTTCTGCAAATGGCAGTTACTCCTATATCTTCATTGCAATACCATTGGAAGATCAAACGCACCACATCGGCCTCGTCTTTCTTCTCAGCCAGAGTGAAGCATTCCTTCTTACCATCTTTTATAGGAACTCTATCGAAACCGAATGGTGCTACAGAGCCTACGTAGTTCCCTGCTTTAACACTCGCTAGTTTCCCTTGTCTTTGAATCTTCTTAAAATACTCCAGGTATTCATTACCCTTCTTAAGTTCTCGCTCGAATGCGTCTCGATCATACTCATCTCGCAAATCATATGTTTTATATGGCGTGATCACGCACGTATTCGAATAACGTAACAGCTTTATAAGTCTTCCTGCATCCTCAAGATCGCCACGAGATAGACGCTGCACGTCAACTACTAGTATTGCTTTAATAGCTGGACTTTCAATAGCTTTTAATAAACGAAGCATTTCTGGACGTTCATCAATTTGCTCACCACTACCGACTTCTTGATATTTGTTCTTATCCGGTATAGGACCTCCTAAATAATTCTCAGCATACTCTTTCAATATCTGAGCATGTCTTGCTAAAACTTCTTCGACAGTTAACGATTTGTCATCAAAACGTGATTTTCTGTCATATTCCAATGTTTCATGATTATAAAATTTCGGTATTTCTCTTAACATTGGTTATCACTCTCCCTTCGAATGTCAGAATAACACGATTATATCCTAAATTGCAAGTTATTTGATAAGCCGTACGCAGGTGACGATAAATTTTATTATATTACAATAGTATTTTATTTCAGAATTTAGTTAATAGAGGATAAAATGAATAAAATTTACAAATATCCAAATGCGACTATAATAATAGCTAATTCGAATGTTATTGATTTGGAAAACTTACAAAGGTCTACTGAAAATTTTCTTAAGAAAGTAATAATTGAGGAGAGAAATAGTGATGGCAACTGTAATACGTCCGGAGATATCAACAAAAAATAAGTATTGGATCAGTAAACATAGGCATTATGAGCTTAAACATTTCTGCCTGCAGTATCCGATATGGAAGCAAGAATATGAAACTTTCGAAGAATCGAGCATCAGATCATCAGCTATGGATAAGATGCCAATAGGAAATATTCCAGGCGATCCGACGATCGTAGCCGTATTGAAACGAGAATATTATAAAGAACGAATAGATTTGATCGAACAAGTCGCAAGAGAAACCGACGAGTATTTATACAATTACATATTGAAAGCGGTAACAGAGGGTTTATCGTATACGTATCTCAAATCTTCGCTTGGAATACCTTGCGGAAAAGATATGTATTACGACAGATATAGACGATTCTTCTGGCTTCTCAGCAGGGCTAGAAAATAATCGCGACAAAAACATATTCCTTTATGAAAACAATATATTTTTAGGAGGTTATTTATTATGAAACGAATTTTTCTGTATGGTCTCGCTAATGCGGAGAAGCAGTATCAGGTAGTGAGGTATTCATACATCGAACCGGATTTCATTTCTATTGAAAACATCATGGGGCAAGCTGCATGGCTGGCATTGAAAAATCCAGACGTGGAACATATCTATGCGTGTGACGAGAGATATGGACTGGCTACGGAGTATAGGAATACCGTACGAAAGAATACTATGGAATCAAATATCGCATTCAAAGACATGCTTGAAAGAATGGCAATAATGATCATCTAAATACATAGCAAGAGAAGGGCTTCGGCTCTTCTTTTTTTTTGTTCGCGTCGTAAACATTGCTCTTTATGAAAGGAGTGGATAAATATGCTCAAATATTTATTAATTGGACTTATTGTACAAATTGTTATCATGATTGAAAGAATCGCGATAGGAAAAGTGGAACCGGATACAATACGGAATCCATTGGTCTTATTGGGAGTTATTATAGGATCAATGGTGAGCATTTTGGCATGGCCAATCGCAATAGTGTCGGAAGCATATTATGGACTCTATAAAGGACTTTAAAAGGATTGAGGCTTCGGCCTCTTTCTTTTTATTTTTCTAATCTAGATTAAATCTCCTATTCTAGATTTATATTTTCCGCACGTAGGTTACGAAAAGTAATGATAGTTTTGTAAAGTGAAAATTTATAGAAAGGAGGACAATATGCTCGTATTAGGACTTATTATCGGGTTCGTTCTTGGATTTATATTTGCGGTTATTTGCGTAAGCAGACTCGTTATTGGCACACTGAAGTTCGCTAGAGACGACTATGATGAAGATACGTATATGTACGCCGAGCTTGACCGACCGTATTATCCGAAACATAAGTTTGTCGTCATGCGCGTCGATAATTCGCAAAAATAACAGCTTCTATTATGGAACGTATTAAATTGATATTTTGAAAGGAGAGAAATTACTATGAGCGTTTACAGAAGCATGTATGAGGAAGTCGAAAGTAATATCGGAGACATCGGTAAAATGGAACTCGGCTCCGAACAGCATGTTGCGACTGTCAACTGTGTGAACAGTATGATTGACAGACTGAACGAATGTGACAAGATCAAAAACGAGGAACGCAAAATCGATATCGAGGAGAAGAAGCTCGAGCTCGAGGAGGCAAGACTCGCTAGCGATCAGCGCGGACGTTTGGCTCTGAATGTCATCACTGTGACAACAACGGTTGCATACGTCGCAGTACATGTATGGACGGTGCTTTCCGACCGTAAATTCGAGTCTGAAGGCTTCATGCATACATCTGAAGCTGGACGTAGTAGCAGACGTAGTTTGCTGTCCTTGATGGACAAATTCAGAAAGTAATACGATCTGAACGAGAGGTTATGGAAACATGGCCTCTTAACTTTTGTTTCGCGAGAAAAACATGCCGTATTATGGAAGACAAAAATTTAGGAGGTAACTATCATGAAAAGTATCGTTAATCTTACCGTAGTTTGTGCAGTTATGGGAATCGGCATGAGTGCCGGTTACTGGCTGTGGGAAAACGTATTGGAGGATAAGGCGGACAAACTGAAAGATACCGTCACGAAGAAGTTTACCAAGAATGAGGGGGCCTAAGGGCCTCTTCGTTTTGCTCGCGATAAAAACAATCTCCTTTATGAAATAAACACAATAAAAATTTACTACATAAAGGAGACATTACTATGAAGTCTATTATGAAGAAAATCGGAAAATTGGCTATTTCGATGGGAATGCTTTTGGCAATCATCTACGTATTTTGCAATTATATCATTGGTTTGGTGTGATTGAGTAATATTAGTGGGGATAGCAAAAGCTATTCCTTTTCTTTTTAATGCAAGCAAAGAGGAGCGATCCGATTATTTCATGCGTTATCATTACGAGAAACCTACTACATATTTATCATTATATGGAACTACATACGAGTGCGATCATCCGGTATACGATAGATGCACTTTATATTTGATAGACAGAAATGGTTTGGCTGTAATTCAGCAGAGGTATGATGCCGAAACAAAGTCTACGAGTTGGACTGAGATAGATCCATGGTTAACTGACGAATTGTATTTACATCCTGGATTTAAAGAATATTTCGAGGAACGAGCCGGAGAGCCTATCGATGGCTTATATCCTACAGTCACAATTCGACAAATAATGTGGGCCTTAAAGTTAAAGCCGTTACCAAAAGAGAGATGGGAAACGACCTTCGATAGACGTGATATTTAGTCTCGCGAAGCAAACAAATCCCTTTATGAAAACAATAAGATTTAAAAGGAGAATGTGATATGTATAGAACACATAACAGTAAATCTCATCGAATCGCTAGATATTTTCGTAAAACTTGGAAAAATAAGCTTTGCGCAATCGCATTGCTTACTTTGACATTCAGTGTAGCGAAACTTACCGGCGAGGCGACTGCATTTGTGATTATGTTGGTATTTGCATTGCCAATGTTCTTCGCGAAATCTAATTGGTTCGCTAATTAAGAGGCCCAAATGGGTCTTTTAATTTTTCGCGTCAGAAACATGCCCCTTTATGGAAAACTATTTTATTCAAGGGGGAAACAATATGAAAATTATCGTTAAAGTTTTGAAGAGCCCGATCACTTGGATTACGTGTGCATTGGCATGTGTTATCGGAGTGATTATCTGGCTCGTGACTGGACGAGAAGACACGATTGACTCGCTCAAAGATTAACAGTATTCAAAAGGAAGGGCTTCGGCTCTTTCTTTTTGTTTCGCGATAAATACACTTTGTATTATGGAAAGGAGATGACATAAATGATTCTATTTATCATTCTGGCATTTACGGCGTTGCTGCTTATGGTGGCGAGCATTGCACTACTTAGTGTAGGAGGTGCGACGTTTATCGTAATATTCGGCGACGTGATCGTGTGTGCATTTTTGATCATATGGATCATCAAGCGTCTGCTCGGAAAGAAGAAAAATAAAAAATAAAGAATTTGGGGTCAATTCGGCCCCTTTTCTTTTTCGCGACAAAAACATCCTCCTTTATGGAAAACAATAACATTAATTAAAGGAGTGCTTAACAATGATGGAAATTATCGTGTTTGCAATTGCTTTGGTTGTGGCTCAGATGACTGCAGGTCTCATTATGATGAAGATCTTTATGTCAAAGAAGTACATCAAGAAAGTTGCTAAGATGAGCGTTGAAATCAGCGAAGAACTCGCGGAAGAAATGGATATTTAACACCAAGGGAGAGACCAGCAATGGTCTTTCCTTTTTGCTTTCGCGAAAATAACACGGTGTATTATGGAGAATAATAGTCCGCAACGACGATCGTTGAAAGACGAGGAGACTGGGATTGATCGAAAGGTTAATCATGTGGTGTTATTCTCTTTTTGTTTTTCACTAACCCCTAAGGAGAGGATTCATATGAACAAATTTGTACACCGATCACAATTATTTTTAAAACGCAACTCATCCGCAATTCTTACTTGTGTAGGTGCGGTTGGCGTAGTGACAACTTCAGTCATGGCAGTTAAGGTAACACCGAAAGCTTTACAACATTTGGAGGAAGCAAAGAAAGAGAAAGGCGAAGATCTCACAGCACTAGAAAAGGTAAGAGTCGCTGGCCCAGCTTATATTCCAACTGTATTGGTAGGAGCATCGACTATTGCTTGTATATTTGGCGCAAATATATTAAATAAACGCCAGCAAGCAGGACTAATGAGTGCGTATGCGTTACTCGATAATTCGTACAAAGAGTATAAAAACAAAGTGAAAGAAATGGTTGGAGAAGATGGTCATATCGAGATTCGAAATGCTATCGCAAAAGATCATTTTGAAGATTACGATATCGATTTGGAACCTGAAAAAGAACTATTCTACGATGAGTTCTCAGGCCAATACTTCCAATCAACATTAAAAGACGTCCTCAATGCCGAGTATACGATTAACCGTGATATTCAACTCCAAGGATGGGCGACATTTGGAGATTTCTGTGAAGAAGTTGGTATCGAAGATTACGATGATGGCGGAGCTCTGGGATGGTCTGAAGGCGGAAACTATGCGAGATATTGGCAATCATGGGTCGATTTCGGTCACACTAAAACCGTGTTAGATGACGGACTCGAATGCACGATCATCACCATCTGGAGCGAACCGTATATGGAATGGGAGAACGAATAATAAACCGTACTCAGGTTACGAAAAACTATTATATTTTATAAACAGCGCGAAAATAACAAGCTATATTATGGAAAGGAGCGAATGCTTTATGAACGCTAAAACGATTAAAATTATCGGAATTGTGGCATCTGTTGCCGGTGCAGCAGCATCTGTGCTGGGTACTTGGGCAGGAGAGAAGCAACAGGAGGTTAAGATCGCAGAAAAAGTGGCAGAAGCAATGGCCAATAAACAAGACTAAGGGGTCCTTCGGGACCTTTTAGTTTTATTTTTGAAAGGAGACAGTTTATGAAAAAACCTGACATTGGAGCTATCGCAAAGAGCGCAAAGACATTCATGGTTAAACGCAGTCCTGAGATCCTCACCGGTATCGGTATCGCAGGTATGATCACCACTACCATTCTCGCAGTTCGAGCTACTCCGAAAGCTTTGACGATCATCGACGATGCTGCATACGAAAAAGGAGAGGATCTCACTGCCGGTGAGAAAGTGAAAGCTTGCTGGAAATGTTATATTCCTGCGGCTGCTACGTGCGCGACATCTACTGTATGTCTTATTTGTGCCAGTTCCGTGAGTTCTCGGCGTACTACTGCTTTGGCAGCGGCATATCATATCTCTGAATCTGCTCTTGTTGAATACAGAGACAAAACTCTCGAAACAGTCGGAGAGAAGAAAGAAAAGGCGATTCGAGAAAAAATCAGCGAAGATCGAGTTGCAAAGCAGCCGGTTAGCAAGAGCGAAGTGTTCATCACTGAAAAGGGAGATACATTGTTCCTTGAGCCTCTGTCTAAGAGATGGTTCAAATCCGATATTGAGCTGATCAGAAAGGCTGAAAATAAGCTCAACAAGGAAATGCTTCACGGCGTCAGTGGATACGTGTCACTTAATGAGTTCTACGATGAGATCGGACTTGATCGCACTGATCTTGGCGACGATCTCGGATGGAATACAGAAAATCTCATCGATCTGGACTTCGATCCTACTATCACCGAAGATGATAAGCCGGCTCTTGGAATCTATTACATTACTGCGCCGAGATACAAATATGATGATCTGTTCTGATATCGCGAAATTTACAAGCGATATTATGAGATAAACATCTAAAAAATTTATTTTAGGAGGACATAAAAATGAGCAAGAAGGAAAACATCAACGAAACTGTCGAGAACGAGGAAGTTATCGAGCAGGTGGAGAAGAAGGAATCCAAGGTTAAGGGTTTCGTTTCCAAGGTTGGCGCTGGTGCTAAGAAGCACGGTGGCAAGGTTCTGGCTGTGGCTGGAATCGGTGCCGCTGCTGTGATTGGCTACCTCGTCGGCATGAGAAAGGATACCAATGACGATGGATCCGACGACTACTACTGCGATGACACCGAAGCAGATAGTGTTGAAGATTCTAACTCTGATGCCGAATAAAAGAATCGGTGTTTAACCAGAGGGGAGTACCTGTAACAAGGTATTTCCCTTTTTGTTTTCGAAAGGAGAGTTGCATGGATTATCAGATTCATTGTGATTATCTGTATGACGGACCGGTTGTGGTTTTCGATAAATGCGTATGCCATCGGATAATCATGACTACTCGAGCTCCTTCGGAGAGAAAGGCTCGAAACAATTTAGCGTTTCGGTATAAAAAAGACAACGGCCTGTCGCCAAGTGCGAAAGTTACTCTGCCTGGTAAACTTACGCGCCGTTATTAAAGGAGAGGAAGATAGATGCAAGATTACAAACCGAACTCTCATAGATTCCGAGAGGAGCAGAAACAAGTTGCTCCGGTTGAAAAGAAAAAAGTAGAGAAAGTCGTTAAGGGCCCTGTTAAGACTAAGAAAAAAGGAAGCATCAGCAAGATATCCGACGTTCTTATCTCTGAGGATGCCAATAACGTCAAGTCTTATATTTTGATGGACGTTCTGGTGCCTACAATTAAGAAAGCCATCGTCGATATCGTTACCGATGCGGTGAACATGGTATTTCTGGGAGGAACAGGACGCAGCAAAACTACTTCAAGCTCGAATTATATTTCCTATAACCGACTCGCTGAGCCTAGGGATCGATACAATTCGAGTGCGCCTAGAGCCAGCAGCAGATTCGATTACGAGAATATCGTTTTCGCATCTCAAGTCGACGCTGAAGCCATTATCGAGCAGATGAACGACATCATTTCGAGCTACGGATTCGTTACTGTCGCTGATCTGTATGACATGGCGGATCTCAGTCATCCGTATACGAGCAATGATTACGGTTGGACGAGTATTGTAAGTGCAGCCGTAATACACGTAAGAGATGGCTGGGTTATCAAGCTTCCTAAAGCAAGACCTATTGACAAATAAAAAAGGAGTGAATTTGTAATGAAAAAACATGAAATCATCAATAAACTGAGCAGAAAGTTCAACAGAACCACTATGCGTGTTAAGAAGTATAGTCCTGAAATTCTTCTCGTGACCGGTATCGTTGGCACTGTCGCGAGTGCTGTGATGGCTTGTAAAGCGACCACTAAGGTGAACGACATCATCGAGGCCACTAAGAACAATGTGGATATTATCCATGAGAGCGTTGAGCGCGGTAACGTTCCTATGAAGAACGAAGAAGGGGGCTATACTACGGTCCCTTACAACGAGGAAGACGGTAAGAAGGATCTCACTATTATTTATGCTCAGACTGGTATGAGCTTCGTTAAGCTGTATGCTCCGTCTGTGATTCTCGGCGTGGCGTCTATCAGCTGTATCCTGGCATCTCATAACATTATTCATAAGCGTAATGCGGCTCTGTCTGCTGCGTATGCGATCGTCGATAAAGACTTCAAGAACTACAGAAACCGTGTTATCGAGCGCTTTGGTGAAGAACTGGACAAGGAGCTTAAGTACAACATCAAAGCTAAGCAGATCGAGGAAGTTGTCGGTCAGGATTCTGACGGAAATGATATTATCAAAACCGAGACTGTCAATGTCGCAGATCCGAATCTTAACAGCAGCTATGCTCGTTTCTTCGATGAGACTTGTACTGGCTGGACGAGAGATGCCGACTATAACCTTATGTTCCTGAGACAAATGCAGAACTGGGCCAACGACAAACTGAAATCTCAGGGTCACCTGTATCTGAATGAAGTGTACAAGATGCTCGGCATTCCTGAGAGCAAAGCAGGACAGATCGTCGGCTGGATTTATGACGAAGAGAATCCTACTGGCGATAACTTTGTAGATTTCGGCATCTATGATCTTCACAATCCTCAGAAGCGTCTCTTTGTGAACGGCCGTGAAAAAAGTATTCTGCTTGACTTCAATGTCGACGGTGATATTTGGAGTCTGATGGCTTGAAGGGATGGACTCGACTTTATAGGGTCGGGCGACTACTGGCGTGATAGTCTCGATTTCCCTTGGCTTTTTAATATGTAAGTCCAAGGGAAATATTTTAGAAAGGAGAACTTGAGATGTTCAATAAAATTAAGAACGCTTGTAAGGGGGCTAAGAGGTTCGTGGATAAGAAGATCGAGACTTGTAAGGAGATTCTGTCTAGTTCTCAGAATAGGCTCGTCGTCGGATTTATCATCCTTGGAGCTGGAATTGGAATCGGAGGGGGACTCATCGCTTCCGCATATATCCACGCACCTGCATAATAGAAAGGAGAACTCCTGATGACTGGAAAAGAACTGATCATTTATATTTTGCAGAACAATCTCGAGAACGAAGAGATTTTCAAGAACGGCAAGCTGATCGGTTTCATCACAGAGGAAGAAGCAGCCGTTTACTTTGGCGTAGGAACTGCTACGATTAAAACATGGGTCAAGAGAAATATGCTTCCAAGCGTCGTGATCGGATATACGACTTATATTCCGGCTGGCGCTAAGATTCAGGGTGCGTCTTATACGGTTGGAAAAGACGGACTCAAGCATTATTTCGAAGGCACACTTGACTGAAAGGAGCAAAAAATATGAGGAATAGGAGGGTTCTTATTTCTTATACTTTAGCAGCATTAGCGGGTGTTTGCTTTGTAAGCGGGCTTGCTATTTTAACCAGCAAAGGGGGAGATTGATATGCATAGGCTTGAAGCCATCATATCAGTATTGGATCATACGTTGAACACAAAGAGGAAACGACATATCGCGGGAGGTATACTCATGAGCGCCTCGCTGCTGTTTGGTGGATTGGCGTTGACTATCATGACATTAAAAACGGAGGAGAGCAATGAGCAGAAGTACATTGACTAGCTTCTTCATGTTCGCAGCAGGGGCTGTAATTGGCTCCTTTGTGACATGGAAGGCAATGGATCAGAAATACAGGCAGATGGCCGATGAAGAAATCGAGTCTATGCGTGAGTATTTCTCGAATAAATCTAAGAAAATCGAGCATGTAGAACTCGAAGATACTGATGAAGAAGAGGACGAATCCGAGAAGTACGAAGTCACTGAAAAAGATATTCGTGACTACGAGGGCGTTCTCGAAAAAGTAAACTATTCCGGTTATACGACTGTCAGCGCCAAGGAGGTGAAAAAAGATATGACCGGTCCTTATGTTATTACTCCTGAAGAGTTCGGTGAGCTCAAGGAGTACGAGACTGTAGAACTGACATATTACGCGGATTTCGTTCTGGCGGACAATCGAGATAACCCTATTGAGGATGTGGACGATGTCATTGGGCTTGATTCGCTGGATCATTTCGGAGAATACGAGGACGATTCTGTGTTTGTAAGAGATGATGAGCGCAAGATCGATTATCAGATTCTTCTTGATCCGAGAAAATATTCCGATGTCGTCAATAAGAAACCTCATCCTACGGAGGATGAATGACGCGCTACAGTATATCTGATGAATATTTTGACTGGCTTTGCGAATTGATATACGAGCATAAAGATTCGAATATTATATCGTTCGATAGATTGCTTTGGCATCTGCATCATGTTGAATTTCGATTCAGCATTCCGATGGACGAGAATCGAGCAATGGACGGCGTAGATCTTCGTTGGAGATTCGCTATGGAACGTGACTACGAGGACATTCCGGACAGTCTCAATGGTCCGTGCAGCGTTCTCGAGATGATGGTTGCTCTGGCACTTCGTTGCGAGGAAACTATCATGGATGATCCCGTCATGGGTAATCGTACAGGGCAATGGTTCTGGACTATGATTGTGAATCTCGGCCTCGGGTCGATGACAGATGCACGATATGATGCTCGCTATATTGATTCCGTACTTGATATTTTCATGAACCGTGAATATGCGCCGGATGGGAAGGGTGGGTTGTTCTATATTCGAAACTTCGACGGTGATATGCGGAGATATGAAATCTGGTACCAGCTCAATTGTTATATCAAAAGCATTATGTGAAGGAGAATGAAAATGTGATTGATTTTTTGACTGTTTCGACAAGGCCTGGTAAACGAGGATCAGTCGAAATATATCCTAGCTTCATCGTAAAGAAAAGTAAAGATCTCATGATTCGCGGTGGAGACTTCTATGCAATTTGGGTCGAAGATCGCGGATTATGGTCTACTGATGAGGATGACGCTATTCAATTGATCGATCGCGAATTGGATAAGTATTACGCAGATAATAAAGACAAGTTCGATGGCCACGTTCGTGTTTTATATTTGCGTGATGCTGAATCCGGTATGATCGACTCTTTTCATAGATATTGCCAGAAGCAACTGAGAGACTCCTTCTCGATGCTGGATGAGAAATTGATATTTTCCAATTCTCCTACAAATAAAAAGGATTACGCCAGTAAAAGACTCAATTATCCTCTTGAACCTGGCGAATGTCCTGCTTATGAAAAGCTCATCTCGACTTTATATTCTGAGGAAGAGAGGCATAAGCTTGAGTGGGCGATTGGATCAATTGTAACCGGCGATTCCAAGCAGATTCAGAAGTTTCTGGTTCTGTATGGCGGACCTGGTACTGGTAAATCGACGATTCTTAATATAATCCAGGACCTGTTTGAAGGATATTACTCGGTTTTCGACGCTAAGGCGCTCGGTTCAGCGAGTAATGCGTTTGCTCTGGAAGCATTTAAAACGAATCCGTTGGTTGCGATTCAGCACGACGGAGATTTGTCTAAGATCGAGGATAATACTCGACTGAATAGTGTTGTTTCTCACGAGGAAATGACCATTAACGAGAAGTTTAAATCTCAGTATGTAAACAGATTCAAGTGTTTCTTGTTTCTTGGCACGAATAAGCCAGTTAAGATCACCGACGCGAAATCGGGTCTGATGCGACGACTGATCGATGTGACTCCTACTGGTAACAAAATACCTATTCGAGAGTATAAATCGTTGGTCAAGAAGGTTAGTTTCGAACTTGGCGCTATTGCCTATCACTGTAAAGAAGTATATTTGAGTGATCCGGGTAGGTATGACGATTATATGCCTCTTAACATGATGGGAGCTTCGAACGATTTCTATAACTATGTCATCGATTCGTATCATGTATTTGTGAAAGAAGACGGAACCACTTTGAAAGCCGCATGGGAAATGTATAAGCAGTATTGCGAAGAAGCAAAAGTGCCGTATATGTTGTCTCAGAGAAGCTTCAAAGAGGAGCTTAAGAACTATTTCCGTGAATACAACGACAGATTCGGACTTGAGGATGGCTCTAGAGTTCGGAGTTATTATAGCGGATTCAGAACTGACAAGTTTATCAATAGTACAGAGAAATCTGCTGAGAAAAAAGAAGAGCATAAGCCTAAACTGATCCAATTCGAGGAACAGGAATCTATATTTGACAAGGAATGCGCTGATTGCCCGGCTCAGTATGCATCTTCGAAAGAAACTCCGGCAAAGAAATGGGAGTCCGTTAAGACAAAATTGTCTGATCTCAATACTAAAAAGATTCATTACGTCCAGGTTCCTGAGAATCATATTGTTATAGACTTTGATATTCCGGGAGAAGACGGAGAAAAGTGTTTCGAGAAGAATCTTGAAGAGGCTAGTAAATGGCCTGCTACATACGCTGAGCTCAGTAAGAGTGGAAAAGGCGTTCATCTGCATTATATTTACACTGGGGATCCGGCGAAATTAAGTCGAGTCTATGACGATCATATTGAAATAAAAGTATTCAATGGCAATAGTTCGCTTCGACGGAAACTCACAAAGTGTAATAATCTGCCAATCTCTCCTATTAGCTCAGGATTACCACTGAAAGGAGAGGATAAGTTGGTAAACTTCGATTCAATTAAAAGCGAAAAAGCAATCAGAACGCTTATTAAACGTAATCTCAATAAAGAGATACATTCGAGTACGAGATGCAGCATCGATTTCATTAATAAAATACTTGACGATGCTTATGCGAGTAATTTGAAGTATGACGTTAGCGATATGCGCAATGCGGTTGTTGAGTTTGCTGCAAACAGTACGAATCAATCGTCTTATTGCCTTAAGCTGGCTAACAAAATGAAGTTTAAGTCTGAGGAGATATCTGAGCCTGTTGCGTATGGCGAGGAGAGGCCTATCGTATTTTACGATGTTGAGGTATTCAAAAATCTCTTCATTGTGTGCTGGAAAGTCGAGGGAGAGGATAAACCGGTAGTTCGAATGATCAATCCTAGTCCTAAAGACATTGAAGATCTTATAAGCATGAGACTTGTGGGCTTCAATAATCGAAAATATGACGATCACATTCTGTACGCCAGATTGATGGGATATGACAATCTCCAACTCTATAACTTATCTAAAAAGATAATTAATGAAAAAGTCGGTTTCTTTAGTGAAGCATATCGTCTTGCTTATGCCGATGTTCACGACTTCGCATCGAAAAAACAAAGTTTGAAAAAATGGGAAATCGATCTTGGTATTTCACATGTCGAACTTGGTTTGCCCTGGGATAAAGAAGTTCCTGAGGAATTATGGGAAAAGACAGCAGATTATTGTTGTAACGATGTTAAGGCAACGGAATGCGTATTCCACAATAGGCATGCCGATTTCACAGCGAGAAAGATTCTATCCGAGCTTTCTGGATTGCCGATTATCGATAGCACTCGTATGCATATCACAAAAATTATCTTTGGTAATGAAAAGAAGCCGAGACTCGTATACACGGATCTTGCTACAGGCGTGCAGAGTGAAGGGAGGTGACTATATGAATTTCTTTTTCAAAGACGACGACATGTACGATTATATACCTGGACAGTTTGTGTACGGGGACGACGTATATGCCGATGAAGATTATGATGACGAAAAATGGTGGTACATCGATGGCGCACCCGGGTATATGGTTAGCAATTATGCAAGAGTTTGGTCTGAAAAATCTCAAAAATTTATGAAAGTAAAACCCATGGATAATCACGGTCATCTCGGAGTTTGTATGATGGTCGACGGAAAACCCAAATACGAATATATTCATAGATTGTTGGCTAAAGCCTTCATTCCTAATCCGCAACATCATCCAATTGTACGTCATCTGAATGACATTCCCGGGGACAATTATTTGGAGAATTTGGCTTGGGGAACGCAGAAAGATAATGCCATGGACTCATTGAGAAATGGAACGGCTAGATATCCAACAAAAGAAGCTCGCGAAAAAGGTCTTGCTAAATTGAGAAAGCCAATACTTGCTATAAATTTACATACCAGAGAAGAAGTAATGTTTAGCGGTCAAAGTGAGGCTTCTCGCGTTCTCGGCATTCAACAAGCTAATATCTGGAAGGTGTTAAACGGCGAGCGAAAACATGCCGAAGGATACTATTTCGAATATGTCAGAAAGGGTGATGCGGATGAGTGAATATTTAAACGCATTTCCAGGTTACGAATACAAAGAAGTAGACGGAATGATCGGAAAACAAAATATGTATAGAGGAACAAACCTCGGTTTTGGTGGTTATGTCTATTTCGAACCTGGAATTTACGATAATGTCGCTTTGCTAGATATTCAAAGTTTACATCCCCATTCTATCATCGCGATGAACAAATTTGGTGAATACACAAAACGTTACCAAGAAATTTTGGATACTCGTATTGCAATCAAAAACCATGATTACGAGGCTGCGAGTAAAATGTTGAATGGTGCATTTGCTAGATATTTAACGTCAGACGAGGAAGCAGACAATTTGGCTACCGCTTGTAAGCTGATCTTGAACAGTACGTACGGCTATTGCTCTGCGAATTTTGAAAATCCGTTTCTGGATTCTCGAGACACAAATAATACAGTAGCCCTGCGCGGCGCACTTTTTATGAGAACCCTTCAGGACGAAGTTACAAGCAGAGGTTTTACTGTGTGTCACATAAAGACGGATAGTATTAAGATTCCTAATGCCACACCAGAGTTAATCGAGTTTGTTATGGGCTTCGCTAATAAATATGGCTATGTATTTGAACACGAGGCTAGCTACGACCGTATGTGTCTTGTTAACGGTAGTACATACATTGCCAAATACGCTAGCGAAGAAAAATGTCAAAAACTCTATGGATACACTCCTAAGGAAAACCGTAAGCATCCAGAGAAATGGACCGCTACAGCAAAACAGTTTCAAGTTCCATATGTGTTTAAAACTCTGTTCAGCAAAGAACCTATCGAGTTCGACGACCTTTGTGAAACATTTGAAGTTAAAACGGCTTTATATTTAGACAAAAATGAGGATCTTCCGGAAGGCGAACACGATTATCACTTTATCGGAAGAGTCGGTCGTTTCTGTCCTATAAAGCCTGGTTGCGGAGGCGGAGAACTTCTTCGAGAAGGAAAAGACGCTGAGGGAAATCAAAAATTCTCAGCTGCTACTGGATCGAAAGGTTATCGTTGGCTCGAGGCTGAAATGGTAAAAGAACTCGGAAAAGAAGGCGATATCGACCTATCTTATTACAACAAACTTGTCGACGATGCTGTCGATGCCGTATCTGAATACGGAGACTTTGAGATGTTTGCGTCGGAAGACACTTACATCGTTATGGACAGACCACCGTGGGAGGAAGATGAAACCACGGCTTTTGACGTACGCTAAAACAACAAAAATTATATTTAAAAAGGAGACTAAAAACTATGCATGTGACTTTTGCACCTAGAGGAATTCTGCAGATTGATGAGGCTCGTATCATTTACCGTAACTTTTCCGGCGTTGGCTCTAAGTTCAACCGTGAAGGCGATCGTAACTTCGCTGTGGTCATTCCGGACCAGGAGATTGCGGACGCTCTGATCAATGAAGGATGGAACGTCAAGATCAAGCCCGCTCGTGAGGAGGACGACGCTCCGTTCATGTATCTGCCTGTCAAGGTTAAGTTCAACGATAACGGACCCAATGTCTATCTGACGAGTGGTCGAGCGAAGAACCGTCTGGATGAGGAGAGCATTGATATTCTCGACAATATCGACATTCTTAACGTAGATCTCGATGTCCGTCCTTACGATTGGGAAGTGAATGGCAAGACTGGACGCACTGCTTATCTGCAGGCTATTCACGTTACTCAGAAGGTCGACAGATTCGCTGAGGGATTCGATGAGTAAAAAAGGAGATTTATGCGATGAAAAAGTTGATTTGTGTCGTGTCGCTGATTATGGCTATGTGTTTCTTGCTTGCAGGTTGCGGAACTTCTGAAAACGAAGTCGTTGCTGATAATGAACCGGTCGAAATCGAAGAGAACGCCGAACCTGAGGTAGTAGAAGAAACTCCGGAAGAGCCGAAGATCGAAGTACAGGCGCTCATCGACTATGGCTCTGTGCTTCCGGATTGGAGTTTGACGTTTACAAACGGAAACTCTCAAATTGTTAGGTTTACGACCGACGAATATTATATTCGCATCAGTGATTCCGATTATTCTCAATACGAGTCTTTCATCGAATCTTGTGTTGAATTTGGATTCACTGATATTAAGAACAACATGGATTACGATAACGGTCAGCATGGCTTTGAGGCATACACTTCCGACGGTTCTTATAAGATCGGAGTGTATTTCTATACTGACGAAAATTCTAATCCTACGTTCATTGATATCATTTGCAAGTATAAAGCTGAGTAATCGCGAAATCTACAAGCACTAATATGGAGAGACAACTAGCTCAATTGGTAGAGCGCTAGGTTATAAATCTAGAGGTTGTGGGTTCGAGTCCCGCGTTGTTTCTCTTTATTTTTTCAGGGCCTTTAGCTCAGCTGGTCAGAGCCCCCGGCTCATAACCGGGTAGTCCAGGGTTCGAATCCCTGAAGGCCCACCAAATTAGGTCCCTGGGAGGGAAACATCATGGAAAAGAACAGAATCAAGTTGTACGACGGAAAGGCTTTTGGAGTAAAGGTATCAAACTACGGTTTGGAGAATGGATATTTAGATTATAAAACTCTATCTGAAATTGTTGGAGACTGTATTCTAAATAACGTTATCCGAGCTGAGACTATGGAAGATTGGGAGATTATCTCTGGCGAATTCAAGGAGATGGTTTTCCAAGATTACATCATTTCGGAATATGGATATAAGCTTTTATCTGAGTTGACAGACGAGCTCGTATTCTACAACGAAAAGCTTGATATTTTTGTATGGGCAATTACGCATTTTGGTACAAGTTGGGATTATGTTCTTACCGATGTCGAGATAGTTGAGTGACAATGAAAGGAGCTGATTAAAGATGGCAAAACGTTTACTTGTTAATACCCGTTGTCCGCTATGCGGCGATCACGTCGAAGAAGTTCCACCGTCTATGCTAATGAAAAATCCGCATCAGTACAACACAGAATTAGTTGTCACGAAACGAGGTCTCAGACAATATATTCACAGTTCTTGCTGGAATAGCATGATCAAAGAAAAACGCCCTTACGAAGGGAAGATGTATGTGTGATATAGCTCATCTCATGATGGGCTTTTTATTTTACCAGCAAAGTTGGAAATACGCACTACGTTTATATTTGAAAGGAGAAGAAGTATGAGACGAGAAAGACTTCTTGGATACGTAAAGGAGAAAAGTATGAATAATGAGTTCATTGACTACGCATTGAAGTACGCACGCGATGACATAGACAAGACCTATGAACTTTGGACTAAAATGAATCCGCATATTTCGAAAGGGGAAGAATTTATGAAGATGGATCGGACAGTGAGTGAAGTATTTAATACCCTTAATGAACAGCAGAGAACAGCAGTATATAAAATTGTAGGGGAAGCAATTCATACAAATTTCTGTTGTCCCAAAATCAAAGACGTCATTTTCAACGATCCTGCGATTATTGTCTTCTGGACTGACGGTACTAAGACCGTTGTGAAGTGTCAGGAAGGCGATATCTTCGATCCTGAGAAGGGTCTGACGATGGCCATTGCGAAGAAGGTTTACGGCAATAAGGGCTCTTACTGCAATGTAATCAAGAAGTGGTGCGAACCTTATCATGAGAAGCATAACGGTGAATATGATGGCTACAGCAATGCGATCACAAAGGCTGTTTACGAAAAACTGTCAACCATTTGCGACGCTTTTACGGAAAAGTACGGGCGTAAAGAGAGTGATAAAACTGATCGAAAATACGAAATAGTTTATGAAACTCGAGCGGATGCCGAAAAAGTTCTCAACGGAATGTCTGAGATTATCGACGAATACGGATTTGTCACAGTTGCTGATCTGTATGACATTTCTGGATTGCCTGGGGCTTATTATACGGATAGCAAGATCGGCTGGAAAGGAAGCATTAAGGAGCCGACAGTCAAGAGAGTCAGGAGCGGCTATATCATCGATTTGCCGGAGCCCGAGGTGTTGGAGTGATGGCTAATTGGCTGGCATAAAACTATACGATTACCAATTAGACGCGATCGACCGAATGCACAACGGATGTATTCTTGTTGGCGGTGTTGGATCTGGTAAAAGTTTAACCTCGCTCGGATATTACTATAAAGAGCAAGGCGGCGATTTGCATAGTCTCGGTACGAAAAAACATGTACCTATGAAGAATCCTAAAGACTTGTATATCATCACCACCGCAAGAAAACGTGATGAGAAGGAGTGGGAAGGCGAGCTAGTACCATTCCTTCTTACCACGAATCCGGAAGTTGCATACTACAAAAACAAAGTTGTAATAGACTCATGGAACAATATCGGTAAATATAGGGATGTAAAAGACGCATTCTTTATATTCGATGAGCAAAGAGTTGTCGGATACGGAGCTTGGTCTAAAACCTTTATCAGAATTGCTCGATCTAATAATTGGATATTGCTGTCCGCGACTCCGGGAGATACCTGGTCCGATTACATTCCCGTTTTCATAGCGAATGGCTTCTATCGAAACAAGACTGAGTTCGAAGCCGAGCATATCGTATGGGCTAGATATTCGAAGTATCCGAAGATTGACAGATACACCAATGTCGGAAGATTGATCAGACTTCGTGACAGAATCCTGGTCGAGATGGATTTCAACAGACAGACCATATCTCATCATGAGGATGTCTTTGTCAAATATGATATTCCGATGTATAGGGATGCTACTCGAACTCGATGGAATCCTTACACGAATGAGCCGATGATGAATGCCAGTGAGCTATGCCAGGTCTGGAGAAGAATTGTTAATTCGGACGAATCGAGGCAAGTTGCTCTGCTCGAGATATTTGAGAAACATCCGAAAATGATAGTCTTTTATAGCTTTGACTATGAGAGAGATATTCTACTAAATCTGTATTATGGAGAGGGTGTTGAAGTTGCAGAATGGTCGGGACACGCACACCAGCCCGTCCCTGAAGGAGACTCTTGGGTTTATATCGTTCAGTATACTGCAGGCGCGGAAGGATGGAACTGCATACGAACCGACACGATTGTCTTCTACTCACAGCACTATTCTTACAAGATTATGCAGCAAGCAGCTGGACGAATCGACAGACTGAACACGCCTTATACTGATCTGTATTACTATCATCTGAAGAGTCGCTCTGGCATCGATCTAGCTATCAGCAGAGCTTTGAAAGAGAAGAAGAACTTCAACGAGGGAAGATACATAAGACGCTCTTACGGCGACCGGTCTAATCAAGCTGCATAATTCGCATAATAAACACGCGCTGATATGAAGGAGGGAGACCCGATGCGGTTTCTCTCTTTTATATTTTTTTTGAAAAGGAGGAAACGTAAAATGATTCGACTTGATGTGAAGGATTATTGCCATAATTGTCGTGATTTTGAACCTGTCGCGGATCGTATCAATTATCTGAATAAGAGCGTTACGGTCGTCAGATGCGAATTCAGAGACAAATGTGCCGTCATCGAACAATATTTAAAAGCTAAAGAGGAGGAGAGCGCGGAATGAGTATTGTTTTGTATGGGCTTGCATATTTGCTCATCGGACTGCTGTTTGTATGTATGCTCGATAATAAGAAAGAAAATTACGGCTATGACATGTTTATACTCATGTTCTGGCCGTTGATTTTTGTGTTTCTCATTCTTTTCATTATTCGTGTATTCGCGCATCTGCTGTTCGGAAAGCCAAACGACAAGGAGAAGTAATATGAAATTTTCTTGCCAGACATGTGAAGATCGTGTTCCAGGCTGCCACTCTGGTTGCGAGAAGTACAGACAAGAGAAATCTCGGTATAAGCAAATGAAAGACAAACAAAAAACATTCGTAGAGGCCGATGCGTACACAATTGACAGATTTCAGAAATGCATAGCCGAAAAGCAAAAAGTAAAGAACCGCCATATCGTAGTAAGAAGAAATAACTTTTGAGCTTAAGGAGGATTAACCATGTTCACTATTCAGTGCGACGAATGCACGTATTCCGTTGAGAATTTGTGTGATCCTCGATGGAAGTTAAATGGCGATCCTGGCTGCGTTGGATGCATGCGTAACGATAAAGAAAAAGGATGCCTTTGCATACTTAACATAGGTCTTGCGAAGCGCGGCGAGTGTCCGGATTTTGTGAGGAGGGAGAATAATGATGAATGACGATTTAATTTCAAGGAGCGCGCTAATGGAAAAGCTGGGAGAACGGGCAAGAAAGTATGAGTACAGTGAATGCACTGAACTTACCATATATGAAGATATGTATGAGGTCAAAACTGCTCCCGCCGTGGATGCGGTCATTCCGGTGCGGTGTAAGGACTGCAAGCACTATGGGAAAACCCTTGAAAACGACACATATTGCAGTAGCGTTAATGGGATGACGGACCCGGAGGAAGATGACTTTTGCAGCTACGGAGAACGGAGGGCTGACCATGGTTGATGAATACACGAAAGCCGCTTGCTGGATTGTCTGCCCCATGTGTGATGAACCGAAGTGCGTTGGACGGTTCAATTGCCCGGAGATCAAAGCGTGGATTGAGAAGAAACGAATGGATGGCGATGTCAATGACGAAGGATGATTTGGCAAAGAGGAGGAAGCGTGATGCGGAGATAGACGCGAATGGCAAACTCGAAAGAGAGAAGCTGTGCTATAAATGCAGATATCGATTGCTCGACGTGTCATACCGAGTCGTAGAAGGCTGCAACTACGCTTCCGCAACTGGTCATTTGCGCGACAGAGGAAACGGTCCTGGGGATTGCAGAAGTTTCGAACCGATCGAGTCTTTGGAAAAGAGGAGGAGTAGCTCATGAAAACCCTAATCTGGCGAATACGCTACTGGTTTCTGAAGTACGACATCTGGCATTGGATTTTTAAGAGGAAGTAATGCATAAAAGCTGATTTGTTTATATTTGAAAGGAGAAAAATATGGCTAGCTTCTCAGACATTAAGATTCGATGGGAAACGAGAATGTGCGCCGTCAATGGCGAACCTGGATATTTTCATACCTGGGAGCAGTGGTCTAAACCTGTAGACGAAAGTGTCTTGATAGGAGGTGCTCCTGCTGGCGTTATATCTACTGTATTTGGAATTGTAGAATTTGCTGACGGGATTCATAGAATTGATCCTGCTCTTATCAAATTCTGCGATGAAGAACACGAAAGTCTTGTTGCTTGGAAAGAGTTTTTGGAAGGAAAGGAGAAAAATTAATGTCTATTAAAATTGAAAACGTCGTGCTGCCGTCTGCTAAACAGTGGGAGGCTATTATTCGTGGAGCGAGAAATCCTAAAAACTCCTGGGCTCGCATGGATTCGTATGCTACGCATTTGGAAGATCCTGTGACGATGGAGACTGCGGATTATGAATACTTCATCGGCGAGAATGATCAGCAGCTTCTGGAGAAACTGGCTGCTGGAGGTCCGGTGCATGCCAAGTATCGCCGGATGATCACCGTATATATGGATATTACAGCGCCGTTGTATTTCTGGAAGGAGTTCGATAAATACCAGATTGGTGTTGTTACAAATAGCTGCAGCACTATGCATAAGATTCATGCGAAGGAGTTTACGCTGGAGGATTTTTCTCATGAGCATTTGATGGAATGGTCTGATTATGAGGATGAAGCGAAACAATTTGCTCCTGATAGATTGTGTAACTTTAAGTTCTATTTGATGGACACCATTACTGCTTTAAATAATGCTCGTGAATTATATCTAATAACCAAGGACAAGAAATACTGGTGGCAGATGATCCAGCTGCTGCCGAGTTCTTACAACCAGAAGCGGACCGTCATGCTGAACTACGAGGTTCTGGCGAACATTTACAAGTGGCGGAAGGATCATAAGCTTGATGAGTGGAGATCGTTCTGTACGTATATCGAGAACTGTCTGCCTTATAGTGAATTGATTACTGGGGAAAAGAAGGATGATTGAAACTGAATTCTGCCCAAAGTGCAAGGATTTTCGAGAATATCGAATTAAAAAATATATGAGAAAGGGCGTGCGTGGCGGAATCAAATTTGAATACGAGTCATTTAGTGCTTTCTGTACTAAGTGCAGAACTACGATTCATGTTCCTTGGATTGAGGATATGAATGACGATAGTTTTGAAAGAGCCTTTACACTCGCGATAGAAAAAAGAGAAAAATAAGTAAGCTTGCGTGTTTGAAAGGAGAAAAATTATGCTGTTCTTTATCTTCGTAGCTATGCTCGTAGTCGGTGTTATTTTGGCTTATTACGATTATGAAAATAGTGGAATAGCTCTGACCATATTAGGTTCGGCCTGCGTGTTTATTTCTGTGCTCGTTATGGCCATAAATTTCATCGGAGTCGATGGGTATGTTTCCAGAATGAATACGAGATACGACATGCTCACGTATCAGTATGAGAATGATATTTACGACAATGATAACGATCTCGGAAAGCGTGAATTAATCGTAGATATTCAGAAATGGAATGAGGACTTGAGTGCTCGACGTGAACGTCAAGATGATTTTTGGATCGGTATTTATATTCCTAACATCTATGATCAGTTCGAGTATATTCAGCTGGGAAAGGAGTAATCAACATGGCTTACGTATGCGAAGAATCTCTGTGCTGTTCGTGCATTCATAATGAGGTCTGTTCGAAAAAGGACACATATCTGGCTGCACAGGAAGCTATTAACAATGTGAGCGTTCATTTGAAGGAAGGTTCCATGATCGATCTTCGGAATCTTACCTGGATTGAGAAGGTCAAGCTGAAGTGTAAACATTACTATTCTTCGACAGTTAGCAATATTAGAGGCTATGACGGTCTTATTGTCAACTATGCAGAATGCAACACAGCTTCTTCAACTGAAGACTCGAGTGGATTAAGGAGGAACGTATGACTCTTATTGAAAAGGTGCGAAAAGAGCATCCTGATGAAATGAACAGTTTTGATAGACCTGTGTATTGTCCTACTAAGTATGGATATGCTGGTCAGCCGTCTTATTGCGGAGACATTGACTACGGAGATGCAAATAAGAGATGCACCGAATGCTGGAATAGAGAGATTCCGGAAGTAGACGATAACACTATGGAAGCCGCGGTTGAGGACTTGAAGAACGGCGTTGAAGATTCTCCTCATATCCTCGACAGTGGAAATCGCAGAGAATTCGCCAGTGGAGCGGTTCGTGATATTCAGGAGGGGAAAGGCAGGATGGACCTCCTACCTTGGGGCGCTATTATTGAAGTCTCAAAGCATTGCGAGAATGGTGCTAAGAAATATGGCGAGCACAATGTCGATAAGGGGATTCCTACTCATTCTCTTTGCGATTCTGCTGCTAGGCATTTGGCAAAGTATCTTGATGGATGGACGGACGAACCTCATCTGTTGGCTGCCGCATGGAATCTGTTGTGGGCTTTGCAGATGGAATTGAAGCATAAGGAGTGTGTAGATACGCCGTGGAAGAAAGATAATACATAACCCTATAAAAAGAGGAGGTCTGAAATATGGCTTCCTCTTTTAATTTTTCGCCAAATAAACATTTTACTTTATAGAGAATACATAATTTGTAAAGGAGTATGTTTATGAGTATTCAGAACGACGGTTATGTTAATCTGGCTAACGCAATCGTACAGAGAGCAGCGGAAGACTATTTGAAGTACAAGAAGCGGTTATATCTAATGGGTGACGACGGAGATCCTTATGACGAAAGAAAAGGCGTCTTGGATACTCGTGATAAACTCAAAGATGTTGAACGGTTCTTTAAATCCAAATGGTACATGACGCTTACAAATCTCAATTCTGACGTGTTGGTCAGGAAACTTGATCAGGAGTTTGAGGAATGGAAACTCGAACACGAACTTAAAAAGGCGTAATTCTCATAGAGAGAGTCTTGGAGAAATCTGAGGCTCTTTCTTTTTATTTTGCAAAAAAAATCTCGTGTGCATAAGAAAGGAATGTTTATATGAAAAAGTTTAACATCACGGCTGAGGATATACTCAAGGTTGTGACTTGCATTCTGCTGAGTTTTGGAATTTACACTTGCGGATGGATTAACGGTCATTTGTCTGCTAGTGATTTGATTGATAGAGATAAACGCGACGTCGAGTACGTTTATATTGAGGTTGAAAAGGACGAAAAGGCCGATGCTTCTGAGGACGACGCTCAGAATGCCTCTATTGAGCCCGTAGAAGCCCCAGAATGGCCTAAACTGTATTCGGATGAGGATGCGGTCGCCTTGGCTCAAACGCTGTATGGTGAGGCTCGTGGGGTAAAAGAACTCACTAATGATGGAGGGTTTACGGTCAGTGGAACTTGTCAGAAAGCTGCGGTGGCATGGTGCGTGCTGAATCGTTACGATGCTGGTTACGAAGATAGTATCGTTGAGGTTTGCGCTGCTGAGGGTCAGTTTATTGGATATGAGTCGGACAATCCTGTTTGGAATGACTTGCTCGAGTTGGCTTATGATGTTCTCGATCGATGGAATGCAGAGAAGCATGGAGAGACTAATGTGGGTCGAGTGATTCCGAGCGATTACTTCTGGTTCAGAGGTGATGGACAGTATAATTGGTTTAGAAATGAGTATCGTGGACGTGAACATTGGGATTGGACGCTTGGAGATCCGTATGTGGAGTGAGTGATTCGCGGGATAAACACTCGCATTTATAGGAGATACAAATTCTATATTTAAAGGAGAGTATGATTATGGAAAAATCTATGAAAGAAAATTTGGACGAACTTTATATTGCGAATCTCGAGAAACTTGTGGATAACCAGAAGGAAGTTATTGAGGCGTATAAGAAGGAACTTGAACTGTGCCGTGGATTGATCGACAAACTCTGCAATTTTGTTGGAATTGACTCGCCTAAGTGGGAGGGCTGAAAAAGCCCTTTTACTTTTATATTTTTAGAGAGGAGGTAACTCAAATGAGTAAGAGAGGAAGACCTAATAGCAACAACACCAAGGATGTGACGATCAAAGTAAGACTTACACGAAAGGAGTTGGGCAGATTACGCACCCTCGCAGACGAAAAAGAGATCTCGATGTCGGCTATGATTCGTCTGTTAATCAACGAATATTGGAGCATAACCTAATTTTTGTGGGTACAATAATTATTTTTTGTGGGTACAATAATTATTTTTTGTGGGTACAAAAAATAGGCAAAAACGGCTAAAAATGAATTTTTGTGGGTACAAAAAATGGTCATTTTTGGTCATTTTTGGTCAAAAAAAAGTGGGCTCTGGTCAAAAATATTTGGCCAAAAAATTGCAAAATTTGAGCGAATTTTTGTGGGTACACATTTTGGTCAAAAAAAGTGGGCTTTTGGTCACTTTTAAAAACAAAAGTGGGCAGCCTATAAACCCAGTAATTTCAAGGGTTTGCGGGCTTTTCTGGCCAAAAACCCACGTACTTCTTATACTTTAACTCAAAACTTTAAAAATTATAATATATTTTAATAATGCAGTTTTATATATAGATAGGCAAGGTGGGTGGGCATTTGGCCAAAGATTTTTACTGTGAAAGGAGACATCTATGAATGATAGGATTTATGATAACCTGAGGTTCTACTTTTCGTACGTTGCGGATAATCTAGTAGAATGCGAGAGAGCTAGCGATACCGAATTAATCATCAAGCTTAAAGACGGAAGCTCTGTTCTTTATGATGATTCGAATAAGACGATAAGGAACCTTCCTAGAAATAGCAAATGGATGACGGAAAATGAGTGCCGAAAAGAATTCGGTATGAGGCTCAGAAAGATTCTCTTGATGAACAAAATGAATCAGAAAGACTTGTCCGAATTAACAGGAATCAGTCAAGTTTTATTGAGTAAATACATAACTGGTAAAATCACTCCGAGTTTTTATAACGTCGATAAGATCTGTAAAGCGCTAGGATGCTCTACTGAAGAATTGAGATACGTGAGATAGATGAATCTCCAGAGCTCGCGCTATAAACATTCTCCTTTATGAAAAATCAACTATATATTTTGAAAGGAGAAAAGCAATGGATATTATCATTAAGATTGAAGATTGCGACGCAAAGAAATTGGAGAACAAGAAAGGAGATATGGATGATGGCAGAATGAGTGTTAGCTGCTATGCGAGATTCTTTAATTCTAGTTGCCCAGAATGGAGTAAAGATCCGGAATACAATATCATGTACCTTAAGCAGATCGAGAAATATGCTAACGATATGCTCAAGTCGCAAGGATATCTGTTTCTGAATGACGTTTACAAAATGCTGGGCTTGCCTAGAAGCAAAGTTGGTCAAGTAGTAGGATGAATTTATTCTGAAAAAAATCCTATCGGAGACAATTATGTTGACTTCGATATCTATAGCGATGCTAATCAGGATTTTGTAAATGGTTTAACACCAGATGCATTACTGGATTTCAATGTAGACGGTTGCATTTTGGACGTTCTGTAAAGAACAAAGAGGCTGTGCTAAAAACATGGCCTCTTCTTTTTGCTTTGAGCTTACACCTACTTTTAAAATTTCGCGAAAAAAACACGCCCTTTTATGAGAGAAGAGAAACTAACATTGACCTTCTCTTTTATCTTTTAGAAAGGAGGGCTCATTTGTGGCTAAACTTGAAAGCAAATTTCAGAAAGATCTTATGGATGAGATTAGAGAAACTTATCCTGGTTGTATCATCATGAAGAATGACTCAGGCTATATTCAAGGTATTCCTGATTGGACTATTTTGTATAAAGACAAATGGGCCGTTCTTGAAGCTAAGCGCGATAAGAATGCTAAGAAACAACCGAACCAGCCTTATTACGTTGAGCAACTTAACAATATGTCTTTTTCGCGATTTATATATCCTGAAAACAAAGACGAAGTTTTAGCAGAACTTCGAAAAGTTTTTGAACCAGTATAAATTTGAAGGAGAGGACATATTTATGCAGTTTAATCAACATCGAAATTTATCAGGCATGCATGCTCCATTCAATCCAAGTTCTCCTAGTTGGCTTAGATATGACGATGATAAAGCAACCGAAGTCTATCTCAATAAGAGAGCTGCTGAACTCGGAACAAGATTACATGCCTGGGCAGCTGAAACTATAAAACTCGGAATAAAGCAACCTCGATCCAAGAAAACCATTTACTCGTATGTAAACGATGCGATTGGTTTCAAGATGGATACTGAGGTTGTTTTGTTTTATTCTGAGAGATTCTTCGGAACAGCCGACACTATTTGCTTCCGAAACAATACTCTTAGAATCCACGATCTCAAAACCGGAATAACACCTGTAAAGATGGAGCAGCTTGAAATATACGCTGCTCTTTTCTGTTTGGAATACAAAATCAAACCAGGCGATATCAACATCGAGCTTCGTATCTATCAGAACGACGAAGTTATCTATCACAATCCTACTGCTGAAGATATCGTACCCATTATGGATAAGATCGTCCATCTTAATAAACTATTAGAAAAAATAGAAAGCGAGGATGATTAATTATGAACCCTGTAGCAGAAGACATGCTCCTTCATTATGGCATCCCTCGCAGATCTGGACGCTATCCCTGGGGATCAGGCGAAAATGGATACCAGCGCAATAGAGACTTCCTTGGTCGTATTGATGAACTTAAGAAGTCTGGTTGGACCGAGAATGCTGAGAATGTCAGAAAAGAATTCGGAATGGGCTTGAAAGAGTATCGTGAAGAGAAATCTAAAGCCCGATATGAACGAAGACTCCTCGATGTGGCAAGAGCTAAGTCTCTTAAAGAAGACGGTCTCAATGATACTGAGATTGGTAGAATCATGGGACGAAACGAATCTTCTATTCGATCGCTTCTCAATGAGAATGCTGAAGCTCGTATGAATAAAGCTCGCCAGACTGCCGACTTCATTCGTGAACAGATCGACAAGAAAGGTATGATCGATGTCGGTGCTGATGTCGAACGAGAACTCGGTATCTCCAAAGAGAAGCTGAATCAGGCTCTATCCATGCTCGAAGACGAAGGTTATCCCGTATATTCTGGTAGATTCGAGCAGGTTACCAATCGAGGCAACTGGACTACTCAGAAAGTTATCTGTCCTCCTGGGACTGAGTACAAGGAGATCTATCAGCTCGATAAAGTTCATGCCCTTAATGAAGATAACTATACTTCTCATGACGATGGCCAGACTTTTGATAAGTTTGTCTATCCAAAGAGCATGGATTCCAAACGTCTTCAGATTCGATATGCAGAAGACGGAGGCATCGATAAGGATGGTATTGTTGAGCTTCGAAGAGGCGTCGATGATCTGTCTTTAGGCGAGTCTCGGTATTCTCAGGTTCGTATTCTGGTTGATGGCAATCGATACATAAAAGGTATGGCTGTCTATTCTGACAACATGCCTGATGGCGTTGACGTCGTGTTCAATACCAACAAATCTAAAGACGTGCCTAAGATGGATGTTCTTAAAAAGATCAAAGACGATCCTGACAATCCGTTCGGATCTCTCATCAAGGCTAACGGTCAAAGCTACTACATAGACAAAGATGGCAACAGACAGTTGTCTCTTATCAACAAGCGTGCGGATGAAGGTGACTGGAATGAATGGGCTGACGCTCTGCCTTCCCAGTTCCTAGGTAAACAATCTTTGAGCATGGCTCGCAAGCAGTTGAATCTTGCTAAGGCTGATAAGATGGCTGAGTTTGAAGACATCTGCTCGCTTACTAACCCGACTGTTAAGAAACACTATCTTGAGGAATTTGCTGACAATTGTGATGCTGCCGCAGTTCATTTGAAGGCTGCTGCTCTGCCTGGTCAGAAGTATCACGTAATCATTCCTGTCAACTCTCTTAAGGATACTGAAGTGTATGCTCCTAACTACGAGAACGGATCTAAGATCGCACTCATTCGCTACCCTCATGGAGGGACCTTCGAGATTCCTATCTTAACAGTTAACAATAAGCATGCTCCTGCACAGAAGCTTATTGGCACTGATACTATCGATGCCATTGGTATCAATAAGAAGATTGCTGATCGTCTGTCTGGTGCTGACTTTGATGGCGACACTGTTATGTGTATTCCTACACATGATAAGGCCGGTCGAGTCAAGATTACTTCTACTCCAGCTCTGAAAGGACTTGAAGGCTTCGATCCTAAGATGGAGTATCCTGAAGTTCCTGGTATGAAGTACATGACTAAGCGTGGCACTCAGACTCAGATGGGCATTGTATCTAACCTGATCACCGACATGACTTTAGGCGGAGCTTCCCAGGATGAGTTGGCTGCTGCTGTTCGTCATAGCATGGTTGTTATTGATGCTGAGAAGCATAAGCTCAACTATAAGAAGAGTGAGATAGATAACAACATCGCCGCCCTCAAGAAGAAGTACCAGCGTACCATTGATGAGGATGGCAACGAAAAGATAGGCGGCGCGTCTACAATCCTGTCTAGAGCCAAGGGTGAAGTATCTGTAACCAAGCGTCAGGGCACCCCTAAGATCAACCTTAAAGGAGAGGAATGGTATGATCCTAGCAAGCCTGAAGGATCTCTGATCTACAAGACGGCGGACGATGCTGAATACCAGGTACCCAAGGTCAATAAACGTACCGGTGAGGTAACCATGGTGACCAAGACGCGTACCCAGCCTAGTACCAGGATGGCTGAGACCGACGACGCTATGACCCTGGTATCTAACTCCAAGTATCCTATGGAGATAGTATACGCCGAGTATGCCAATAGTATGAAGGACCTGGCTAATAAGGCTCGTGTAGAGATGTCTAAGACTGGTAAGATAGCTTACTCTCAGACTGCTAAGAAAACTTACGCAAAAGAAGTAAGAGATCTCGAGGAGAAGCTGGATATCGCCAAACAGAATGCCCCTCGTGAGCGTGCGGCTCAGCGTATGGCTAACGCCACTGTGCAGGCTAAGAAAGCAGCCAATCCGAACATGTCTAACGAGGACATTAAGAAAGCGAGTCAGCAGGCTTTGAGTGCTAGCCGCAATAAGGTTGGCGCTGTAGCCAGAAAGAAACGTAACATCATCATTACTGACAAAGAATGGGAAGCTATTCAGGCTGGAGCTATCAGTGAGAATAAACTTAAACAGATTCTCAACAATACTGATGCAGATTCTCTTAGACAAAGAGCAATGCCTAGAGCTTCTACTAAGCTTAGTGCAGCAAAGATCAACAAGATTAAGAGCATGCAAGCTTCGAATTATAGTCTTGCTGAGATTGCTGCCGCATGCAATTGTTCTACATCAACAGTTTCGAACTATTTGAAAGGAGTGAATTAACGATGGCAAGCGAATGCATGTTGACAACCATTGACAATCCTTTTGATCCATTCGAACAATTCACTTCTTGGTTAATGTTCGATAAGGAAAAAGGTTATGACTCGTGCGAAAGGTTGGCAAGAATTGCTAAGTTCTCTGATGATATGACTGAGAAAGAAGTAGAAGAAGAGAATGAAAGAGCAATTGATGAAATTATTAAATATGATTTCATGAATATTTACAAGAAAGCACGAAGAACTAGCTGATACCATGGCTGTATGCGGTGTTCAGGCATAGGGGGGGTCTCAAAAATCACACCCCCTACCTGCATCGCGGCCCTCCTTGAATTTTCCCCGGAGGGATATTTTCCAAAAACAATTTAGATAGCATTTAGCGGAGTCCATAAGGTTTCAGTCCATGGGTCACCTCCTGTGTTGTTTGTTTTCCTCTCCTTTCACAAATGACTGCCTCCTTTCTTTCCTTGTGGGCTCCATTAAGTGCTATCTAAAGTACATAGAAACGCATTCGAAAGTATACCAAATCAAGTAAGGAGAGTTACAAATGCGAACGTTAAGATTCATAGTAGACGGTCAAACTATCAGGAAAGATCCTGACTGTGACTTCTCTGGTCTTGTTGCTGGCTCGGTGGGCTACCTCAGGGCCAATTTTAAGTTTTCTAAAGAGTGGTTCGGCTGTGTTAAAGCCGCGAGCTTCTGGTATAGCGGCCTTGAGCATGGTGCTCTTCTCGACTCGCTCGATTCCTGCATGATTCCTGAAGAAGCCCTCAATGGAGAACAATTTCAAGTGTCTGTTACCGGTGTGAAATCCGGTTTCAAGATTAGAACTTCTAAAACTAAAGTTAGACAGGAGGTGTGCGAATAATGCCTACAGCAGATGAACTGTTAACTGCAGAGGTTTGTGATGATATTCTCACCGTCGATCTTGAGTCAAGACAGATTCTCATTCCTAGCAGCGTCAAAAATATTGGCGTCGAGTCCGATGACAAAGTGCGTATTCTGCATTTCAGATTGCCTCGGTATTATTGTACGACCGACCTGTCTGAATTTGCGATTCGTATCAATTACGAAAACGCAAAAGGCGGTGGCGATCTCTACGATGTAAAGAATCCTACCGTCGAAGATGATCTTATCAAGTTTGATTGGATTGTCGGTCGATATGCGGTTACATACAAAGGCAATGTCGTGTTCAACGTTTGTCTCAGAGATGCGACAGATGGCGTGATCAATCGCGAATTCAATACTACAATCGCCACGCTTCCTGTGCTTCAAGGCCTTGAGACTGGTGAAGCAATCATCGAGCAAAACTCGGATATTTTGGAGCAATGGCGCAATGATCTGTTCGGAACCGGCGACACGATTGAGCAACAGATTCGAGATGTCGGTGCTGAAGTATCTGCGAGTATTCCTGCAGCGGTCGAGCAGTACGTGGCAGACAATGCTGACGCTCTGAAAGGAGATAACGGAGCAACGTTTACACCTGCGGTGAGTACGAGCGGTGTTATTAGTTGGACCAACGACAAAGGTCTCTCTAATCCTGCTTCAGTAAACATCAAAGGTCCTAAGGGCGACACTGGTTCCGGCTTTAAGGTTCTTGATTACTACTCTACGGCTTCCGCATTGGCTTCTGCGGTGGCTAATCCGTCAGCCGGTGATGCATACGGTGTAGGTACTGCTGAACCTTACGACATCTATATTTACAGTCCGACTAAAGGCTGGGTTAATAACGGTGCTCTGCAGGGAGCCAAAGGCGAATCTGGCGCTACATTCACTCCGAGCGTGAGTCTCGATGGCGATCTGAGTTGGGCCAACGATAAAGGTCTGACTAATCCGGACCCGGTCAACATCAAAGGAGAAAAAGGCGATACTGGAGAAGGTTTCGAGGTTGTCACGACAGCTGGTTCTGGTGATGCTTACACAGCCACCGTATCGAGTATTAAATCGCTGACAGCTGGTGCTTCGTTCATCATGATTCCGCATACCTTGAGTACATCATTGACCGCCACGCTGAATGTTAACAGTCTCGGAGCGAAAACTATTCGTAGAGGAGTCTCGATTGGTACCAGTGCCACTGTTGCCGGCTATTCTACTAGCTGGCTTGCGTCTGGTAAGCCTATTCAGATGACCTATAACGGAACTTATTGGGTCGCCGATTTGCCTAAACCTTATGCGGCCGATCTGTATGGAGCAGTCAGCATTGATCATGGTGGTACTGGAGCGACTGATGC